AGCCACTCGACGGTGCCGGCGGCCGGCGACTGATGCCCGCCTATGCCCTTGCCACTCACGGGTCGAAGGCCGGAGCGTTTCCGCCCCGGCCCCTCGATCCGGGGTTACCAAGCCGGGGCCAATCCAGCGGGAAGAACCACTCGCCGGTCCCGAGTCGATAGCATTGCGAGCGCGCGACCTCAACGCTCATCGTCGCGATTCCAACCGCCGGGCGCGTCGTCGAACTCCGGCGCGGGAAGAGGGCGAAGCGGTCCGAGCTTTCGGGCGAGCTCCGGCGAGACCGCGTAGCGGCCGGCGCGAACCGGCGCGAGGCCGCGCGCGGCGTACTCGCCGAGAATGTCCTCGCTCCGGCGAAGCATCCCAAGATGAAGTCGCCACGAGGCGACGTGCGCGGCGTGCTGCTCGGCCGGGTCCGGACCGCCGAGCTGGCGGCTCAACTCCTGGAGACCGGCGAGGACCTTCGCGCGCTCGGCCTCGTTGATCGGCGGAGCGAACAGGCGCTTCGCCTTCAAGACCCGGTCGAACTTGAGCTTCTCCTCGTAGAGCTTCGAGACGTGCTTCTCGGCGACCGACCGGAGCCTTATCGACGACGGCGGGAAGTCCTTGTCGAGCGGAATCCGGTCGCCGGTCCTCGGGTGAACGTCGTACACCCGATTGTATTTGACGTCGTCGACGGCCGCGATGAGCGCGAAGAGCGGGACGCCCTCGAGATGCTTGAGGTAGACGGTCACGGTCTGCCCCGATTTTTTGTCGGCCCGGCCGATGCCGTAGGCGACGAACAAGTCGGCGAGCGCCTCGGCCGCCGCGTCGTGAGTTTCGCGATTGCGGCCGAGCGGCGCGAGCGCCGCGTCGATCGACGCCGAGCGCGACGCGAGCATCTGCCGCTCGACGACGGTCGGCATCCGGTCGATGAGCGCCTCGTGGCTCTCGATGATAAACCGGAAGCTGTCCGCGAGCCGCGCCGCCTCGACGTTCGGGAGCAAGCCCGGAAGGGTCGGCTCGTAGGTCGTTACCTGTCTGGTCAAGGTGTCCTCCTGTGTGCACCGCTCGCGATGTCGAACATCGAGAACTCTTCGTCGCCCTTCGCCGTCGGCGAGCTCGAGACGGGCGTCTCGCCCTCCCAACATTCCTTGTTCAACCAGACCTCCGGAGCCTTCGTGAACTCGGGCTTGATTCCCGAATGGGCGTAGCTCCGGACGGCCAACATGATTTTTACGAAGGAGACCGGCCGCTTCTTATGGTCGCCGACCTTCCGAATCTTCTCGAGCTTGAGCCGGACCTCCTTCTTCGAGGTCTTCCGACCTGGAGGGTACTTCGCCCAGAATAGCTCGAAAAAGTCATCCGGCCAGTCGTCGACGGGCGCGAGCCCGGAGTTCTTTGACGGTTCTAGCCTTGACGGTTCTAAGGTTACGGTTAGCACCGCAGGAGTGCGGTGTGGTTCGGCTTCGTTTGCGGTGTGGTCGAGGGCGAGTTGCGGCGTGGTCGGCCCGGACCTGGCCGCAGGTTGCGGTGTCGTTTTCGGAGCCTCGAGGTCGTCTTCCTCGTCGTTGATCGTCGGGGTCTCGGCCTTCATCTGGAGCTGGTAGAGGTACTTCCCGCCCTTCTTTCCGTTCTGCTCCGGGCGCTCGACCCGCGTCAAAAACCCGGCTTCCTCGAGCTCGTCGAGCCGACGCTGGAGCGTGTCTATGGATTGCTCGGTTTGCAGCGCGATGGACGATTGCGCCGGCCAGCAGAGGCCGTTCTTGCTCGCGTAGTTTGCGAGGCAGAGGAGGACGAGCTTCCGCCCCTGGCTTCCGGTCTTTCGTTTTAGGGCCCAGGCCCACGCCTCTACGCTCATGTTCGGTAACGCTCCATCGCCGCGATTCCTTGCCTCGTGAGCCGACCGTCGTCGTCGACCCATCCTCGATTCTTGAGCCCGTTGACCGTCGTCGGCGCGAACCAGTAGAGCGGCCCGCCCGCCTCGGTCTCGACCTTCCAGCCCATCCCGCGCGTCCGGACGAGGTACCCGCCGGTTAACCGAAGGCGGCGCATGCAACAGGCCATCGCCATCGTCGGGCGGACCGTCTGCTCGTCGCCGGTCAGCGGCCGGTCGTTCATCCGGCACCCCGCAGGTCGCAGCCGAAGAATCGGCGCCCGGTCTTCTGGCAAATGTCGAAGATGCCGAAGCCGCCGGCGGCCGGGTCGACGACGAGGTCGCCCGGCCGCGAGTTCGAGAGGATGAGCCGCGTTTGGAGCGCGACTGGCTTCCGGTGAGGGTGGGTGCCGCGCGGGACCTTCTCGGTGACCGCGTCTGGAATCCCCCGGTCGCGCCAAATGCCCTTCGCGCGCTTCGGCGGCTTTTGAAAGACGAGCAGGTATTCGGCGTAGCCCCGACCGCGCGCGCCCATCGCCATCCGGGCTTTATTCCAGCAGATCATCTCGACGAGGACGAGCTCGGACCGCGACGAGAACCAATTCCGCCAGTGGGCCTCGGCCGCCGTGAACTTGTCGACCCACAACTTGAGATGGCCGCTCGGGGCGAGCGCCGGTTCGATGGCCGTGATGAACTCCGCGACCTTCTCGTCTGACATCTGCGGGAGCTTCGACCTCGCCGACTGACGCGCGCCCTCGTTCCCGTAGGCGAGCTCGTCGAGGACCGCGCGATACTGAGGGTCGAAGAAGACGAGCGACGCGGCGCGCGGCGGGACCTGCGCGAGAAGGCGCAAGCCATCCANCTTTAGCTTGGTGTCGAGCTTCATCGGTTCTTCCCCGACTCGACCGTTATGGCGATTCCCAGTCCGCGTCCACGCGGACGACGAGTTCATCCCGGGTTTCCCCACTATGCCCCGGAGACGGGGTGGACACGGCCGAATCGCGGCGGGTCAGGCCGAGAGCATCGTCCCGTAGTTCGCGATCAGCGCGGCCTCGGCCCGGTTGTGGTGGCCGATGTTCGGGAAGTAGCGGTCGCCGTTCGGGAAGAGCGCGAGTGCCTTCTGGCGGCTGAGCTCCTTGACGTGGCGCTGCTCGAGCTTCTCGCCGGTCGCCGGGTCCTTCGAGGAGAGCCCGTGGGCCTTCTTCCAGGCGACGGCCTCGACCTGGATGAGCTTGATGCCGAGGCCAACGACGCACGTCCGGACCGAGAAGACCGCCGCCCCGAAGTTGAACGACGACGTCGCGCCCATGCCGCGGCGCTCCTTGCCCTTGACCTGGAGGGAGGGCATCGGCGACGCGCGCTCGACCACGGCAAGGTCCGGCGGGTTCTGCTGGATGAACGAGATAACCGCCAGGACGTCGACGCGGTCGTCGCCTCCGATGGGAACGCCGATGCAATCTATGATCCTCGGCTGCTGTCCGGGCGACCCCGCGATGATCGCGAGGCCGCCCGAGACGCCGGGGTCGATGCCGAGAACGATCACTCGTCGAGCGGGTGCTTGCCCGACGCTCCGGCGCCGGCGGCCTCCGCCAGGCTCTTGACCGTCTCGCCGAACTTCGGCCCGGGCTTCGTCTTCGTGGTCGCCGACGGCGTCGGCTGCGCGGGCTCCTCGAGGTCGAGACGCGGGACCGAGTTGATCCGCTCGAACAGTCCGCGCATTTGCATGTAGGCGAGCAGCGTCAAGAACCGCTCGGCGAGCTTCTCGGGGGTCTTGACCCGGTCATATCGCTTGAGGTCCGCGTAGGCTTCTTTGTGAAGGTGGTCGTGCTCGACCGCATAACCAATCTTTTCGCGTTGCGTCCCGACGACTCCGCTTATCTCTTCCTTGAACCCATTGTCGGCGTCGAGAAGCTTGTTCAGCTTCCTCTCGTCGATGAGCGTCGTGATCGGCGGCGGGAGCGCCTTGAGCGCCTCGTCGATCGACGGGAGGGGAGCGCCCGCCTTCTTCTTGCTCGTCGCCTTTTTGGCCGCGGTCTTCTTCGCCATCGTTCTTCCTCCGGGTTGGGTCAGGCGGCCTTGCGCCGGCTCAGGCTTTTGTAGGCGGCCCAACAATGTCGTCTGCAGTAGCACTCTTCGCCGTGGGTCTCCCCACCGCAGAAAAAGAAGCCGGGAAGCTTCGGGTCGCCGACCGGCCACGCACAGGTCTTGCTCGTCAACTGGAGGAGCGTCCGACGCTGCTCGAGCGGAATCTCGTCGTCTCCCTCGAGCTCGCCGGTTACGCCGTCGACTTCCTCGCCGAACTCGAGAGCTGCCTCGGCCCGCTCGACCTTCGCGCGATTTTCCTTGGAGGCCTTTCGGTCGGCGAGCGGTCGACGCGTTCCCGCCTCGATGGCCTGGAGGACCGCCTCGCGGATCTCGGTCGGCTCGCCGACTAGCCCGAGCTCGACGCCGCAATCGAGCGCGGAGATGCCCGCCGCCCATAGTTGGCGGAGGCGCGGGAGCTTGTCGAAGGGGACGTTCATTCGCCAGTTTTACAGTGCCGGGGTCCGATTCGCATAGGCAAAGCTGGGGATAATCCCCCCTAGCTATCCGGGAACCCTCACGCTACTTTGGCCGGGCGTCGAATCGCCTTACCTCCGAAAGACGACGTTATGGCTACCCGCGCTTCTAGCGTTTCCGCCCGAGATGGGCGGCCTCCCGACGGAGTCGGGCCCGAGAACTCACGGGCCGAACTCCTTGTCGTCGACGACCTCCGCAGGCTCGCGCTCGTCGGCATCATCATAGCCGGTTGGGTCGTCGCCCTGGTCGTTTGCTCGAACGCCCGCGCGCAATCGCTCGGGCCATACTATTTCGACCTCTACGCGGCACCGCGCGGCGAGATGACCATGCGGCCCCAGGCCTCGGCCGGCCCGTTCCCCGACGTCGCTGTCTGCTACGCCGCCGGTGCCATAGTCATTGACGCGCTGAACGCCGCTCATCCCGACAAAGACTTCATGGGTCGCTGCGACGGCGGCATCCTCCTGACCGGCCGGGTCATCGCCGAGCGCGCGCTCGCGCTTCTTCCGCGAGAGCGCGGCCGATGACCGCTAAGAAGAACAAGAAGAAGAACGAGCTCGAGCGGTTCTCCGCCTGGGTGTCGGCGCGCGGCGGCGAGGTCCTCGTCCCGACGAACGAGTGGGAGCTCGTCCGCTTTCGCGGCAACGGCGAGACGTCGATCATCTACACGAGCAAGACCGGAAGCCGGACCTTCACCGGCATGGCGGCCGCGACCTGGGAAGCCTTCCAGAAAGGCGACACGACGTTCCGCCTCGCGGGAAGGTCGGCGCGGCCGAGCCAGAGCTCGCGGCGGCGGACGAGGAGCGTCATCGTCGCGACGATCCTCAAGCGCGATGGCGACGTCTGCTTCTATTGCGGCGAACCGTTCGGCGACGGGAGACCCCGGACGAAGGAGCATCTCGTCGGTCGGACGCACGGCGGACCCGACCACATCTCGAACCTCTTCCTCTCTTGCGAGCCGTGCAACGTCGAGGCCGGCCACCTGTCCGCGCCCGAGAAGATCAGGCTCCGCGACCGGAAGCGGCGCGGGCGCGGCTCGCTCCTCCTCGCCGACCTGAGACCTCACGTCGAGGCGCTCGCGGTCACCGACGACGACCCGGCCTACAAGGCGCTGCTCGAGCGCGTTGACGGCTTCCTTCATCAACCTCGAGCGACCCAGGAGAAGAACCAATGAGCGACCTCGACACCGAAGACGCGTTCGACAAAGTTTTATCGGAGCTACTCGACGCGACGAAGAAGGTCGGCGCGTCCGACGGCATCATCGAATTTTATAAGTCGCGCGTCGATAACGCCGAACAAAATATGAAGGACCTGCGCGCGGGCCTCGCCGACGTCGGCCGTAAGGAGGCCCGCTACGAGACCGACGTCCTCCCAAAACTCAAGGAGCTCTACGAGGCGGCCGACGTCCTTTCGCGGGAAACCCTCGCGATCATCGGCGACGCCGGCGGGCTCGCCGAGAAGCTCCGGCCGCTCCAGTCGCGCGTCGACAAGGCGCTCGTCGCCGCCAAGGCTCACTGCGCTGCCGACCTTCCGTTCTAACCACCCGTCCCACCCTAACCGAGAGAGAAGAACCAAAATGACCGAATCTATCAACCCGCGCGAGACCATCGGCGGCAACAGCGGCGACATCGACTACGCCAAGCAGGAAGTCGACCGCCTTCGGAAGGAATACGCGCCGCTCGAGCAGAGCGCCGCCGAACTGGAGGTCGAAGGTCAGGCCGCCGAGAAGGCGGGAATTTCCGACCCGCAAAGCAAGGGTACCGTCACCAGCCTCATCAAGCGCATTCGCGACATGAACAAGAAGGCCGAAGGCCTCCGCGAGCTAGAAGGCCTGCCGCATCATCGGCGCAAGCAGGGCACCGACCAATACTTCTTCGGCATCATCGACCGCCTCGCCAAGCGCGACCGGAAGAACAACGACGGCATCGGCGACCGCCTGTCTAAGATGCTCACCGAATACGACACCCGCGTCCTGGCCGAGGAGCAGGAGAAGCGCCGGAAGGAAGCCGCCGAGGCCGCGCGCAAGGAGCGCGAAGCCCGCGAGGCCCGCGAGAAGGCCGAGCGCGAGGCCCGCGAAGCGGAAGAAGCTGCGGCCCGCGCCCGGGCTCCGGCCAAAATCGAGGAGAAGACCGAGGTCGCCGTCGAAGCGGCCGCGCAGGCGTCGACCGCCCGCGTCGAAGAGACGGTCGCTGCGGCGAAGGCCGAGGAGACCTACGTCGCCGCGCAGGCCTCTCCGGCCGACATCATGCGGACGCGCGGCGCCGACGGGACGCTCTCGACGATGGGAACCGAGAAGTTCTGCGAGATAACGAACCGGAAGGAGCTCGAGAAGAACCTCGACAAGATCGCGGCGTACATTCCGATTGCCGCCCTCGAGACGGCGGCGAAGGCCTACGCGAACAGCCACGGCTATAGCTCGGATGAGAGCGTCCAAATCCCGGGCGTCCGCTTCGGCAAGCGCCCCCGGTCGGTGGTGCGCTGATGGTCGACCGCAGCAAGAAGTTCGCGTGGGTCACGGCGGAGCTCGTCGAGGAGCACGCCGCCAAGCTCAAGGTGCCGCACGTCGCGGTGCTCCGAGCGGACGTCGGCGGGGTCAAATATACGACCGCCGCCGAGAAGCTCGGGACGAAGGTCGGGACCCACAAGTCCAGGCTCAACCGGGCGCGCGAGGCGCTACGCCTCTTGGTCGTTCACCCGAACGGCGTTCCGAAGTTCGCGACCGACGGGACGATGATGAACGAGAAGGGCAACCGCTCGATCTTCGACGACGTCGACGAATGATCGGGAAACCCGCCTTCATGGCTCCGCGTGGGACGGTGGCGAGCAAGCCGCCCCACGGCCAGCCCTGCAACCGGTGCGGCCTCTGCTGCATCGGCTCGCTCTGCCCGCTCGCGCAGCACGTCTTCGGCTTCGAGCTCGGACCGTGCCCGGCGTTGTCCTTTACCGACGCCGGGTCGGTCTGCGGGCTCGTCGACGCTCCGGCCCGGCACGCTCTCAGGAAGACGCTCGAGAACGGGCCCGATAAAATGTCGGAGGCGGCCGCCCACCTGATCGGAGCCGGTACCGGCTGCGATGCCAGGATCAACGGCGAACCGCCCGACGAATCATTCTACCGTCGACTCGAGGAACTAGACCGCCAGAAGCGAGCGCAGACGCGCGTCGCCAGAAAACTATGGGGACTATAGATGAAGAATACCTATTCCATCGTCGGGACGAACCACTGCGGGTTCAACGCGCAGACGATCATCAAGAACCTCAAGCCGGGCGCGCCGGTCCTTCTCGTCCGCGAGCCCGAGAACAAGTTCGACAAGGGCGCAATCGCCGTCTACGTCGGGCCCGACCGGGTCGGCTACCTGCCGAAGAACCAGAACGCCGAGCTCTCGGCATTCATCGACCAGAAGGGTCAGCCGCTCGTCGACATCGCGATGGACGAGGCCCTTCGACCGAAGGTCATCACCGACGGCAAGTCGATGCCGGCGACGTTCTTCCTCTCGCCGAACAGCGCCTTCCCTCAAGTCCGGGTCGGAGAGCAAGTCGATGGGTAAGGAAGGCCTTCACAGCTTGTCGCTCAATCGGGCCGAGGCCGGAGCTACGGTCGAATCCCTCAAGGCCACCGAGACGGTCGTCGACCTTCTCCAGGGCTTCGAGCTTCGCCTCGCTCTGAGCATCTTGACGAACGCGACCGCGCTCGTTCTTTGTCCACGTCTGCCCGACCGAGACGAAGGCGCTCGAGGAATCGAGGGCCTTCAAGAAGCAGGTCGACCGCTGCATCGAAACGAATTTTCACAATCTCAAGGAAGGCCGAAATGACCAAAGCCGCAGTTAAAGAACGCCCCGCCTCGCCTTCGCTCTTCGCCGAGATGAAGGAAGCGCCCGCCCCGAAGAAGCCCGACGAGACCAAGCCCAAGTCTAAGACCTCGAAGCCGAAGGCCTCGACGTCGACCGCCCTCACCACCGAGCGCGTCGCCGCGCCGGCCAAGCGCGCCGAGCCGACGAGCCTGCTCGCCGTCATCATGAACGCGGTCTCGGACCCGCGCTGCGATACCGGCAAGATGCGCGAGCTCCTCGCCATGCAGCGTGAAATTGACCAGGAGGAGGCCCGCCGCGCGTTCGTCTCCGACTTCATGGCGTTGACCGACGACCTTCCTTCGGTCTCGGCCGACCGCGCAATCGTCATCCGGAAGAAGGACCCGAGGACCGGCGAGCGAACCGGGGCCGTCGAACAGTCGACGCCCTACGCGACGTTCAACGCGATGATGCGAGTCCTCAAGAAACCGCTCAAAACCCACGGCTTCTCGCTTTCGTACTCGACCGAGCCAGGCGCCGACGGTCGAATGAACGTCATCGTCTACCTCGACCACATTCGCGGCCATCAGCGAAAGACGATTTTTCCACTTCCGGCCGACACCACAGGGAGCAAGAACAATAACCAAGGCTGGGGCTCGGCTCAAGCCTACGGGATGCGCTACGGCACGCGCGCCCTCCTGAACATCATCACCAGCGCGCCGGAGGACGCCGACACAGACGGGACGGTCGTCGCCCAGGTAGAGGGCGGCGGCGACGTCAAGGAGCTCGACGCACCTAAGAAGCTCCCGGCCGACGACGTCAAGAACCTTAAGGAAAAAATGAGGGCCGCCGGGATAACCGCCGCGCAGTTCTGCGAGAAGTACGGACTCCAGGACGTCGGCGACCTCCCGCCGGCGAAGTACGACGATGCCGTCGCGGCCATCGAGAACCACGTTCGTCTCAAGAACGAGGCGAAGAAAAAGTGATGGCGAAGGCCGGAACGAAGAAGGCCGTTACGTCGGCCGCCGTCCGCAAGGCGACGTTCGAGATCGTCAACGTCCCGCAGGGGAGCCCCGAGTGGTTCGCGGCTCGCCTCGGGATTCCGACCGCGTCGCGGTTCTCCGACATCTTGGCCGAGGGCGAAGGCAAGAGCCGCGACACGTACCTGCGCGAGCTCGCCGGCGAGAAACTCACCGGGATTCCGGCCGAGAGCTTCACGAGCAAGGCGATGGAGCGCGGTCACGAGCACGAGAGGATGGCCTTCGAGGAGTACGCGAAGCCGCGGTTCGACGTGACCCGCGTCGGCTTCGTCCGGAACGCCGGGCTGATGCGCTATGCGACCGTCGGCGCGTCGCCCGACGCGCTCGTCGGCGACGATGGCGGCCTCGAGTGCAAGTCGATGAAGCCCGAGCTCCTCATCGAGGTCCTCGAGCGCGGGACGTTCCCGGGAAAATATCGCGCCCAGGTGCAAGGCTGCATGTGGGTCTGCGAGCGGCGTTGGTGGACGCTCAAGATTTTCTATCCGGGAATGCCGAAGTGCGAGTTTACGGTCTACCGGGACGAGACTTACATCGCCGAGCTCCAGCGGGCGGTCGAGGTCTTCTCCTACGACGTCAAGAAGCTCGTCGAGAAGATGAAGTCGATGGGGGGCGGAGCGTGAGCGCCGACGTCGCCCTGATGATCGTTCGGTGGGACCGCCTCCTGTCTTTCTTGCGCAGGAAATACCGGAAACTCGATTGTTACGGCTGCGACACAGGTGGGGATGCCGAGGCACTGCGCAGGGTCATGCGAGACGACGCGCTCCTCGAAACGGTAGCAAACGAACTCTTCCGCATAGATTGCGCTCATCAGGCCGCGATGGCCAAAGCCCAACCTATAATCGACGCGGCCAATAAAGCCCGAGCCGATGCCGAGTCGGCTCTCCTGGGGAAGATTAAATGAAAATCCGCCCGGTCATGCTTCGATGGACCGCCGATGGCACGTTCGCCGTCGAGCCGCGCTTCGCCGAATTGTGCCGACGTCAGTTTGCCGTCGACGAGCTCTATCCGATGGCGCCGGTCGAGATGCGGAACATGAAGTCGCACAACCACTACTTCGCGCGGCTTCATGAGATATGGATGAACCTGCCGGAGGAGCACGCGGCCAAGTTTCCGACCGAGGAGGCCCTCCGGGCGAAGGCGCTCGTCGAGACTGGTTTCTGCACCGAGAGAAACTACGTCTGCGACACTCACGATAAGGCGATGGCGCTCGGCGCGATTATTCGGCCCTATGCCGAATACGCCGTCATCAAAGTAAGCGGTAAGGTCGTCAAGATTTTCGATCCTGTATCGCAATCGGTCGCCGCGATGGGCAAGGAGAAATTCGAGGAATCGAAGAAGGCCGTCCTCGACTACGCGTCGGCGCTCATCCCCGGGCTAGACCAGCGAGAGCTCGCGAAGGCCGCTAGCAGGCACGCGGGCCCCGAGCCGAAGCCGAGCCACGGTCGCCGCGCCGGCGACCGCGCGCGATAGCCTGCCGACGACGACCCGGTCGGCGGCAGCACCACTCCCGACCTCGGCCGCCGCCTACTTCGCCTATGCCCGCGCCTGGATAGGATCTTACGAGGCCGACCCGAAGCGCGGCCGCGACGACGCCTGGGCTCGATGGGAGGGCGAGCGTGAGATGCGCGACTCGCTCCGAGTCTCTATTCCGAACCGCAAGCAACTAGAGGGGATGATCGACCGAGCATTCCCAAAGGAGGACGCATGACCGTGTTAATAAAATCGACCAGAATCGAGGCCGCCCGCCGGGTCGCCGACGACCGCCGCCAGCGCGGGAGGGTCGCCAATTACAGCATCAACATGATTGACGCCGAGGAGCTAGTCCGCGCGCTCGAGGTCTTGGGCATCATCAGCTTTACCGATGACGAGAAGATTGGACCGCCTCCTAGGAGCGAACGATGAACGCGCTCGTCGCCGCCCTGATCGCCTCGTCGACGTTCTGCAGCGAACCTGTGCTCGACTTCCGGTCGTTCTATGCCAGGTTCTATTCGCCCGGGACGTCCGCCCATTGGCAGGGTTATTACTACGAGACCTTCCAGTCGGTCTTCGTCCGGCAATCCGACGCCTCGGCCGACTTCCTCGAGTACCGGGTCGCGCGCATGGAAAGGTGCCGGTGATGGTCGCCTATTCCTTCAAGCTCCCGTTCGTCGGACCAATCTCGGTCGGCCTCGGCCTTCCCTGGAAGAACTCGTTCGGCGTGACGCCACCCGACGTTCGCCCGAAGCGGCAGACGATTCGCGCGGGGGTCTTTCGTCGGAGCGGCGACGCCTGGAGCAAGCCGACGAAGGGTCGGCGCCACGCCCGGCCGGGCGAAGAGTTGCAGCTTTACTATGGGATGAGGACGAAGAGCGTCCTGCTCATCGGTCGCTCGCGGTGCGTCGAGGTCAAGCCGGTCCTGCTTTGGTTCGTCGACGGGAGCGTCGTCGCGACGGTCGACGGCGAACTCTACGGCCCGCGCCGGATGAAGACCTTTGCGCTCGCCGACGGATTCAAGAGCGTCGGCGAGATGGCCGCGTTCTGGCGGAAGGAGAACGGGTCGCGCGACAGCGACAAGTGGTCGGGTGTCCTCATCCGATGGGAGCCCTTATGAGCTACTGCGGGACCTGCGGCGGCTTCTATTGGGAGGGATGCCCGCGACGCGCCGATGGCGTTTGCGCGCCGGCGGCCAATCCCTACGAGGAGCGCGCGGTCGAGCTGTTCGCAACGGCCGTCGCCGCCTGGGCCGAGGTCGCCGGGATGATTTCGCAGAACGCCGTCGCCAACCGACTCAAGGAGCCGCCGGTCTTCCTCGAGGAAGACTTCGGCGCGATCGCCGACGGCCTCCGGGCCGAGATAAAGAGGAAGCCATGACCCCGACCCAATGTAAGCTTCTGGAGTATCTGACCAAGTACATCGGCGACCATGCCGGCGAAGCCCCGACTTTCAACATGATGAAGGACCATCTCGGGATCCGAAGCAAAAGCGGAATCCATCGTCTGCTGACCGCCCTCGAGGAGCGCGGCAAAATTCGGCGCCTTCGCAACCGCGCCCGGTCCATCGAGCTGCTCGAGCGCCAGCACGCGCTCGGTCCTCAAATGTCCGCGCGCCTCGACGAGTATTGCCGGGCGACCGGCGAGCAACACGTCGCCGTCATCACCGCCGCGTTCCTCGACTACTTCGCCAGCCATCCGGTGCCGAAGTGATCGCCGCGACCAAAGAACCGGACGACCTCTTCTCGTTCGCGGCCGTCGAGGAGATGGTCGCCGAGATGCCGGAGGGCGTCCCGGTCGAGGTCTGCCTTCTGTTCGAGAAGCTCGCGCTCGAGGTCCGGGCGCTCGGCTTCGAGCGGTACTCGGCCCGCGCGATTATCCACCGCATCAGGTGGCACGAGACCATCGAGAAGGGTAACCGAGAGTTCAAGTGCAACAACAACTGGACGCCGGCGATGGCCCGGTGGATTGCCGCGAAGCATCTTCACATGGCGGAGTTCTTCGAGCTCCGGGAAAGCCCGAACCGATGACGAAGGCCATCGACCCGCAGAAGGCCGAGCTCGAGGCCGTAGAGCAGCAGCTCGTCGAATGGAAGCGACGCGCGAAGAACTACGGCCAGCACGGAATGAAGGCACCGCCTCACGTCGAGCGGCGAATCGAAATGCTCAAGGCGGACGCTCGCCTGCTTCGCGAACAGATGACCCGAAGGGAAACCCAATGACCTACGAGATTCCGGACTCGATAACGAAGCGCCACACGGCCATCGTCGGGATGACCGGCTCGGGAAAGTCGTCGACCGAGCGCCTCATCGTCGAACTGGTCGTCGCCCAGGGCGCGCGCGTTTGCGTCCTCGACACGGTCAAGTCGGATTGGTGGGGCATAACCTCGAGCAGGAACGGGAAGTCGGCCGGGCTCCCGTTCAAGATCCTCGGCGGGCCGCGCGGACACGTCAACATCGGGGAGAAGGACGGCAAGATCATCGGCCAGCTCGTCGGTTCGGGAAAGCTCCCGCTTTCGATAATCGACATGGCCGACTTCGGCCCCGGTGGCCTTCAACGGTTCTTCGCCGACTTCGCCGCGTCGATGTGGAAGAACACGAAGGGCGTCGTCTACCTCGTCATCGAGGAGGCCCACGAGGTCGCGCCGAAGGAGCGCGCGGGCTTCGGCGCCGAGAACATGGCCATCCATTGGGCGAAGAAGCTCGCGACCGGGAGCCGGACGAAGGGCATCCGGTTGATCGTCGCGACGCAACGCGTCCAGTCGCTTCACAACGCGGTTCTCTCGAGCTGCGAGACGATCATCACGCACCGCATCGGGTTCAAGGACGACCAGGACCCGGTCATCAAGTGGATGAAGTCGAAGATCGGCAAGGAGAACGCCGCGCTCGTCGAGCGCGACATCGCCAACCTCCAGGACGGCGAGGGCTTCGTCGCCGCCGGCGTTCCGGTCAAGATGTTCGAGCGGGTCACGTTCCCGAAGTTCAAGACCTTCGACAACACGAAGACCCCCGAGAACGACGACGACCTGAGCAAAATCGCGACGGCCCCCGTCGACGTCGGCGAGCTTAAGGCCATCATCGGAGAGGCGGTCAAGAAGGAAAAGGCCGACGACCCGAAGGCGCTGCGCGCCGAGCTCGCCCGCGTCAACCGAGACCTTCATCAATTGCGTCAAGACTTCGCGCGCGCCCCCCTGAGCGACCCGAAGGCCATCGCCGAGGCCGAGCAGCGCGGCTATCTCAGCGGCATTGCGTCGGGACGCCGCCACATCGTCGGGGTAATGAGCGACCTCCGGAAGGACGTCGAACGTCACTTCGCCGAAGCCGAGCGCCTAGCCGAGAAGGCGTGGGATGAAAAGACGCCGAAGATGCCGGCGCCTCGAGCCCCCGCCGCTAAACCGGCCGTAACCATCAGCCCGGTTAAGGCCGCTATTAACCCGCGAGATGACCGTCTTACGGTGACGTTTAATCCGGTTGATCTTCCGACGGCCTCGCGCGAGATGTTGGCGGTCCTCGACACGAACCCGCCGGTCAAGCGGAGTTGGAGCCAAATCGCCGCGCTCTCCGGCCGGAAGGCCCGGGGAGGGTCCTTCAACAAGGCGAAGCGCGCCCTCCAGGAGAGCGGGCTCATCGTCGAGGTCGGCAACCTCGTTCAAATCCGGGAGCCGACCGCGACGGCCGTCGACGGCAACCTGCCGCCGGCGGAGCTCGTCGAGATGTGGGCGACTCGGCTCTCGGGCGGAGCCCCCAAAATCCTGCGGCGGCTCTTCGAGCTCGGCGGCCGCTCGACGCAAATCGACATAGCCAACGACCTGAACATTCAACCGAAAGGAGGCTCCTGGAACAAAGCCTGGAAAGAACTGCGCGACAACGAGATAGTCGTCGTCTCGAACGGCGACGCTACCCTGACCGACCTATTCACACCAACCTGAAACCGACCACCGGAGAAGAACCATGAAGACCGCTACCACGTCCCCGACCTCGAGCGAGGTCGTCAAGCTCTCGCAACTCATCATCGACCCGGTCAACGTCCGGAAGACCAACCGAGGAGGTGAACCGCGATTCGCCCGGTCCATCGCGAAGCGCGGCGTCATCCAGCCGCTCACCGTCCGCCGCGACGTCAAGTCGGGCTTCCTGCTCGTTACCGACGGCGGCGAGCGCCTCGACGCTCTCCAATACCTGCGGAAGAACAAGAAGACCGCCCGCGGCGTTCTGGTGACCGACGCGTTCGAGGTCAAGGTCGAGGTCGAGGACCGTTCCGACGCCGACGCCCGGTCGACGAGCCTTGCGCTCAACCTCATCCGGTCCGACATGCACCCGGTCGACGAGTTCGAGGCCTTCGCCGCGATGGTAAAGGACGGCGCGACCCTCGAGGACATCGCCGACGAATATAATCGGAAGCCGGCCGAGGTTCGGCAGGCGCTCTCGCTCGCGTCTCTCGCCCCCGAGATTCGCGCCGCGTGGCGCGAGGGCAAAATCGACGGCGACGCGGCCGAGGCCTACGCGCAGACCCAGGACCTCGAGCATCAGGTCCGCATCTTCAAGAAGCTCAAGGGGCAGGCCGGCGACGAGTGGCGGGTCAACCAAGAGATTCGCGGCGAGAACGAGCATAAAATCGGCGTGCTGCTCAAGTTCGTCGGGCAGAAGGAATACGAGGCGGCCGGTCATCAGGTCAACGCGTCGCTCTTCGCCGACGACGACCGCCAGCCGGTCATGGTCAATAACGTCCCGGCGCTCAAGGCTATGGCCGCGAAGCTCGTCGAGGCCGAGTGCGTCCGGCTCAAGGCCGACGGTTGGGGTTGGGCCGTTCCGAAGGACGAGGCCCCGCGCGACATTCACGCGTGGCGCCGACTCCCGGCGGGCAACCCGGTGAAGGAGACGAAGGCGCTCGCCGGCTGCACGGTCAAGATTGACTACAACGGGACGCTCGAGGTCGAGCGCGGCTACCTGAAACCCGGCGTGAGCGTCAAAATCGAGAAGACGAAGGCCGAGAAGGCGGCCGCCCGCACGGCCGGTCCGAAGAACCCGGGGCTCATCTCGGCGGCGCTGACCTCGCGCATGTCCGAGGCCCTGACCACCGCGACGTCGACCGTCGTCACGGCGGCCGACCCCGACATGGTCTTGCGCCTCGCCATCGCGGGGCTCCTCTGCTCGTCGAGCTTCTCGAGCTCGCCGATTTGCCTCAAGCACGGCGGGATGCTCTCGCGGTCGAAGGAGGACGACGAGAACGAGTACGACTTCGCGAAGGAGCTCGCCAAGCTCGCGAAGGTCGGCCGCCCGGCGCTGCTCAAGCAGTTCGCGGCGCTCGTCGGAATGTCGGTCGACCTTCAAAGTCACCACGTCGACCGTCGCCTCGACGGCTCGGACGATGACGGCGAAGAGGGAGCGCCGACCGCGCTCGTCAACTTCGTCCCGCAAAAGGAGCTGCAGAAGGCCCTCCTCGCGACGTTCAACGTCGACGACTACTTCGAGAACGCTCCGGGCGCGCTCGCGCTCGCGGCCATCGCCGACATGGGGTTGACCCCGCTCAAGAACGTCAAGAAGGCCGCCCAGGCCAAGATGGCGGCCGACCACGCGAAGAAGCGCGGGTGGCTCCCGCCGCAACTCCGGACGAAGGGCTACGCCGGGCCGAAGGCCAAGCCGGCGCCGAAGAAGGCCAAGGGGAAGGCCTCGAGCCGGAAGAAGCGCGCGTGAAGAAGCGCGACGTCGTCCTGACGACCGAAGCCCACCGTCCGGCCTTTAACGACTTCGCCGACGCCATGCGCGCGGCGGAGTCGAACGAGGGCTGGCGGTCGTCGGAGGTCCTCCGGCACTTCCTCGAGGCGGCCTTCTACTCGATTCGTGGCCGCCTCCTCCTGGGCGATGCCTGGCGGGCGAACGAGGCCGAGTACATGCGGATTGTCGAATCGTGCCGGAAGCCGAACGAGACGATGGGCGCGCTCGCCCTGATGCTCGCGGCGACGACCCGCGCGCTCCTAACCGAGCCGGTCGACTTTATCGGCCCGGTCTTCTCGGAGCTCTCCGCCGATTCGGGGATGGGCCAGTTCTTTACCCCGCACCACCTGTCCTACTCGATGGCAAAGATGATCGTCGGCGACCCCCGGGCGATGCTCGGCGAGAAGGGCTACCTGACGCTGATGGAGCCCGCTTGCGGCGTCGGCGGCATGATCCTCACGGCGAACGTCGTCCTGCGCGAGGCCGGGCTCGACGTCGCCCGCGAGGCCCACTGGACGGCCGTCGACGTCGACCAGCGGGCGGTCTTCGCCTGCTACCTGCAACTCGCGCTCACCGACGCGTCGGCGGACGTCTACCGGGGGAACTCGCTCGCGCCGGCGTCGACCTGGACCGGGACGCGGACGCCGGCGGCGCTCTTCTACCCAAAGCGTGACCCGGCGCCGGAGCTCGTCGTCGAACCGCCTGCGGAGAACCCGGTCGAACCGCCGCTCGTCGCTGGCCCGAATCCGGAGCCGCCCGTACAATTGACCCTGCTCTGAAGGAGGAGTCCCCATGACCGAAACTAGGACCGAAAGTGTAGGCGACCGCGTCGTCGTCGAGACCGGAATCGTCTCCGCCATCGACACGGCGATTGCGGCCGCGCTGCAGAAGGGCTTCAAACTCGGTTTCGACCACGCGGTCGACGGCGGCGAGGAGGCCGCCCGCCAGGTCCCCGAGCTCGCCGATAAGCTCCCGCTCGTCCTCTACTTCGCGACCGAGGCCGACCGCCGGGAGATGGTCGACGCCGTCCACGCGTTTAAGCCCGGTATGGTCGAGGCCCACTGGCCCGAGAAGAAGCCATGACCCGACGACCGCGCGCACCGAAGCGAGCGCGCCCCCCGATGCCGCCGGACGGTGTCGCCGTCGTCGTCGCGCTGCGCCAACTCGAGGCCTTTGGCGCGTCGACCGCGCTCACGGCTCGGGGTGCCGACGAACTGCTGGCGGCGTTTCTCGAGCGGCTCCTCGAGGGCCTGGCGCTCTATATCGGCTGCGAGCGGTCCGACCTCCGGCTCGACCACGACCCCGATGCTCCGGACGCGGGGCTACGACCCCGCCGTCAAGCGGGTCGCCGACCGCTACGCGCCGCACGCCCACGACCCCGATTGCCTTCGCTACCGGCCGCAGCCGCCCGAGTTCGCCGGGAGCCACCACGTCAAGACGAACGTCCGCGGCGAGCACGGCCAGTATTCGGACGTCGTCCTGGCGAAGCGCGAGCGCCGACGCGAGCGCCGCGAGCTGCTCGAGACCGTCGCCGGGCCGGCGGTCGACGCGTTCGCGGTCGTCGCCGGGCCGAGGCGCAGCTTCACTTTCCCCGTCAATAAATCGACGCCGAAACGGAAGTGGCCCTCGAGGCCGTTCCCGGCCGGTCGAGGGTTTGGCACAAGGAGGTCGACATGATGCGGGCCGCCGTTCTCTACGACGAGCGCGACCGGAAGCTCGGGGTCGCCCGGGTGCCCGACGCGACGCTCGTTATCGAACATGACGGGCGGTTCTTCTTCCGCGACCAGGTCGCGGTCCGGCTCGCCGGCGGTGGGGTCGGCGCGAAGTTCGTCGAGCGCGAGCCGGTCGTCCGCAATAAGCTGGAGCCCGCCTGATGGTCGAGCACCCCGACGATTTCATGGAGCAGGCCCGCCTTACGCTCGTAACTGGCCTGAAGTTTAAGCAGCGAATGAAGGATCGTAGTTTGACCGTCGCTCAGTCTATATGCCCGAAGTGCGGAAACCGGCTCGATGCCGCGCTCGTCGGTCGGAAGGGCCATTTTCACATGGCCTGCCGGACGCTCAACTGCCTCGCGATGATGGAGTGACCTATGTCGAAGTATTCCCCCGACCAGCCCATCGTCCCGGGTGCCGACGTGATCTATCCGCCGACCGGGCTCGCGGGCGAATACGCGCCGCTCGCGACGAACCCCTACACGGGGTGCGGGCACGCCTGCAAATATTGCTACGTACCGCTCGTCTCGAAGCAGCCGCGCGCCGAGTTCAACGCCGGCGCCGAAGAGCGGCCGGGCTACCGCGAGCGGCTTCTCCGCGACGTCGCCCGCTACGAACGCGCCGGAGAAACCAACCATCAGGTTATGCTCTCGTTTATGACCGACCCCTATCACCCGGGCGTCTCCGATTTGACACGATGGACGCTCCTCGCCCTGGCCGGGCGCGGCTTCGGGTTCTGTACGCTCACGAAGGGCGGCTCGCGGGCGCTCCGCGACCTCGAGCTCTTCCGCCCCGACCGGGACGCGTTCGCCTCGACGCTTACGTCGCTCGACGACCGCTTCTCGACGAAGTGGGAACCGAACGCCGACCTCCCCGGTGAGCGCCTGGCGGCGCTGCGCGCGTTCCACGATCGCGGCGTGTTCACCTGGGTCTCGCTCGAGCCGACGCTCGACGCGGCCTCGAGTCTCGCGATCATCAGGGCGACCCACGGGTTCGTCGACCTCTACAAAGTCGGCAAGGCGAACTACCTAAAGGAAATCTCGACGACGACCGATTGGCGCGACTACACGCTCCGGGTCGTCGACCTCTGCCAGTCGCTTGGCGCGCGCCACTACATCAAGAAGGATCTTCAAAAGTTCTTGCCGACCGGCTACGACAACCCGCTTCGCGTTCAACAGCACCGCTAGGCCGACCCCCGGCCGGGCGGGACTACCCGGCGCAACGAAGAGAGAGACCCGACCATGATGAAGACCGTTTTCGCCGCGCTCCTTTCCGCCGCCGTCTCGACGGCCGCGTTCGCCCAGGCTAGCACGCCGCCCAAGCCGCTCGAGCCGCTTGACCTCTCGAGGCTCTCGACGCTCGAGGTCCTCGGCGTCGGTCAGGCGCTGCGCCAATTCGGAGACTACCGGACGCCCCAAGGCGAGGCCGTCAAGGTGCCGTTTAAGTTCGACGGGACCACGCTGATGACGTTTGCAATCAACATCAGGGCGGCCGACGACGCCGAGCGCGCGTACCGGGAGGCCTATACGAAGTTCGAGGCGCAAGAACTCGGTGACGTTTCGGCGTTGAAACCCGAGGAGGTCGCGCAGAAGAAGCAGGCGGTCGCGACGTCCGAGGCCGCGATTCGGATGATTAATCGGCCCGCCGGCGCGCTCCTGGCGCGGGTCAAGGAATCCGAACTCTGCACGAAGCTCCCGCCGGTCGCGCCCTGCACGGTCAAGAACGACATTCCGCCGTCGCTGCTCGCCGCCATACTTCCAATCGTCGACCGGGGGCAATAAAAAACGGGCCGCCAGCGACGGCGGCCCAAGTCTAGGGAGGAAACGCCCAAGGAGGGCAACGGTATCGCTACCGCATGACGCTAAGGTCGCACGGCGCGGCGGAACGACACAAGGAGAGAACTGATGAAGCTGCTCGTTATCCTCGCCGCGCTCGCGCTCACCGCGTCGTCGGCCGACGCTCGACCGCGCAGCCCGTACCCGCCCGACTACATCAACGTCAGGAACGGCGACCTTTACCCGGTCGCGCCCGGCCGAGCGCGCGCCGCCGATTATCGGGCCTATAGGTGGACCGGCTGGCCCGCCTACAGAGCGAAGGTCCGGGAGATTTGCGCGCGGCCCGGCAACGCCTGTACCCAAGAGACCCGCGCGTTCGTTCGCGGACCCGACGCGAACGGCAACAGGATTGTCGAGTGCATCCCGCCGAAGAGTCGGGTCGAGGTCGACCCGCTCGCGGACGACGCTGACCGACCATCGAAGGTCATCTGCCGGTGATCAAAGACGGCGCGGACTCGATGCTCGTCGATTGCGTCTCGTCTCACGACGCCTGCACCTGGATAAAGCGGGCCTACGCCGAACCGTGGCCCGAAGAGATAAACCGGATGCGCGCGCTCGAGGGCCGGGGCCTTCTCCGGTTTGTAAGCCTGCACAGAGAGCAGGGAACCGGGTCTATGATTCGGCGCTCGACCATAACTGAGCAGGGCCTCGCCGAGATAGGGGCCAGCCGCGTTCTTGGGCTGGCCCCCTCTTTCTAAAGGTCCGGACGCGAGGCCGGCGGCGGGTCGTCCGGAAGCTGCGGCGCCATCAGGAGCGCCAGGACGAAGACCACCGCCCCGATGATGAGCACCCAGCCTTTCGGAGTCATCGAGCAACGGCCATTTTTTGTTTTTTAAATTTCCGAACGGCGCTGTAGAGCGTCGAGCGACACGGTGCCGCCGTCTCGCCGACTTGAACGTGCCCCATGTCGCCGTTGCACCATTGGCCACCCTCGAACAGACCATGCGCGGCGGCGATGCGCGCGAGCTCCGACCGGCCCGGAAGCCGGCAATTCTTCAAGCCGCTGACGCGGTCGCGGCTATCCTGACAGACGTCTAGCGCCTTCCCGCATGGATGAAGGCCGCCAATCCAGCAAGGCCCCTTCCGGTAGCCGCCCATATAATAGACGGCTGCACCTCGCGCCTCGAGGTCGTCGATGTAGGCTTGGAACTTGGCGGCGTAGCGCGGCGAGACCCGCGCGGTTGCCCCGGTCTTTTTCGACCGGACGACGCCGGACCCGGATTCGCCGTAGGAAGCCCGTAGAGAGCCGGAACTCGCGGTCCGGGCGCGTCGGTCCGCCCGGAGGCGTTCTACGCGCGCGCTCGCCGCCCGGCTGGCGCGGCGGGTGACTTTAGCCGTCTCGCCGCCCGGATAAGCGGGGACGGCCGCCACGTCGATGGCCGCGCCGGAGCGGACCGGGCGGGCGTCGGCGGAACTCAGGAATGGAAGGACGGCCAGGGCGGAGGCCAGGAGGAGAGCGCGGGTCATGTCGTACCTCGTAGAGCGGGCGCTTCCTTTTCGCCGTCGATTTGTCGGCCGAAGAACGGAAGCGCGGGTTGCGGGGCGGCGGCGAGCGCCGGACGTGAACTCGTGGTCTCCTGTTCTGTTGGGGAAGCCAGACCTTAAGGGATTCGAGCCGCCCTGACTAGGCGGGCCGAAGGGTGGTGCCAGCGGGGCGGACTCGAACCCCCGACCTGCCCGTTACGAGGGGGCTGCTCTACCACTGAGCTACGCCGGCGAAGAAGAGGGCTGGTCTGGGCGGCCGGATTCGAACCGACGACCCCCTGCGCCCGAGGCAGGTGCTCTACCGAGCTGAGCTACGCCCAGATGCGCGCTTAACGCGCGACGGTTGGGCGGCTCGTAGTCGAGGTCGTTGTGAGGGTGGCGGCCCTGCGCGGATTCGAACCGCGATCTTCGGAATCAAACTCCGAGGTCCTGCCGTTGAACGACAGGGCCGCGAAGCGTTGCTGCTGGTCCGAAGAAGTCATGACGGCTCTATAAGCCGGAGATGGTTAGGTCGTCAAATCCGGCCGAGCACGAGCAATATCAAAATGATGACGATGACGAGCCCGAGACCCCCGCCGCCGTAGTAGCCGGTCCCATAGAAGGGGCCACCGCCGAGCCCCGAGAAGCCGCCAAGAAGCGCGATGACGAGGATGATCAGGATGATGGTGCCAAGAGACATTGTCCGCCTCTGTTGAAATGGAAAGCCCGGCCGAGGACCGCGTCCCCGCCGGGCTTTGTCTTACACGCTCGCGCTCGCGCGCGCTATCGGCCGTTGACGATGTCGGCGCGCGGGACGACCTTTTGGGTGCCGTCGACCTCGACGAGGACCTGGTCGCCGCCCTGCGGGTTGAAGCCGTGGTCGCCCTGGGTCGCGTCCCGAACGATGGTCACCGGCTTGTTTTGGTAGGTAGCGTTCTTCGCAGTCGCGCGGTCAGCTTGACGTTCCTGATTCATAGCGTTTCCTCGATTTCAGTTTGATGAGTTTCGAGACCTTTCGTCTCAGTGGCTTAAGTCGCGAGCCCCTCGAATTGTTCCGACGCGCCTCGGTCGGAAACGCCGGGTAAATCTCGACCCAATAGAACCGACCATGAATGCCAACACCGCGATCGCGCAGGAGGTTAGCGAGGATCGGCTCGTCCTGATGTCCCCCGCGATGGGTGAGGAGGTAGTCGACGATGCCGTTGTTGCCGCGAACGTGGTCGCACCGCGCGGTGAACTTCACACGTAGGTGTTTTGCGGTCACGGTCGTCAGGCCGGCGCGCGCAATCTGCGGAAATTGAGCGCGAGCGACGCGAGCGCGACCGAGCCCATGACGAACGCCACGATCCATCCGATGAGGTCGCTCTGGCCCGCGCCTCGAGCGCCGGCCTCGAACCGGAATTGTTCTTGCTTCGACATTCTCGAATCGAAGTCCGCCCGGACCTCCTTGACGGCCGTCGCCAGGAGGGCCGACTTCTCCTCCGAGTTCTTTTGCAAGATCCCGGCGAGCGCCGTATCGAACGTCTGCTTCTGCGCAGCGAGGTCGTCGCGGCGCCGTGCCTCGGCGTCGCGCAGCGCGGCCGACAACAGCGCGTCCTTCTCCCTCATAGTGTTCTGGAATTTCGCTTCCATCGTGCGGAGGTCGTCTTGCCTCTGGATGGCCGCCTGAACGAGGTCGAGGACGTTTTTCGTCGCGGTCGACTTGAGCGACGCACGGCCAAGCCGCCGCGCACAATATCAGGACGACGATGAGCCGTAGCATTCGGGGATTTCCCGCCAGCCGCGAACCGCTACTGTGAACCTAAACTCGTTCGCCGACAAGAACCGCCGAGGAACCGCCGCACCCGACTCGGCGTTGGCCAACGCGACGAACTCGAGGGGGAGCTACGCCGATGCCTTTGTCAGCTATCATCCTGATTGTTTTGGTCATCGCGCTCGTCGTCGGATTCAGCCGGCGGGCGCCGGGCGGGCGGGCTTATGGCCTTGGCAACGAGGCGCTCGTCGCGCTCGCCGTGACGAGCGTCGTCGTCCTCGCGATGCTCTTGCGCGGAAAGTTTTAGCTCGAGAGCGGGTGATCAACGCCGAGCGGCCTCGACCAGCCGCGTCGCGCGATTTCGAGTTGGCGCTGCCGCAAGGCGATGATCCGCATGATGATGATGAGGTCAATCGCGAGCTCGAGCCCGACGTGAGGCGGCCACGGGGCCCACCCTTTTACATGAGCGAAGTCGAGCGACCACAAGAAGGCCAGGGCCAAGAGCGGGTAGCCGACCTTCCGGCCGTAGCGGACGACCCAACAGTCGCGGTTCGATTCTTGGTCGTGCCACATGGCCTGGGCGGCATAGAGCGAGATGACGATGCCGACGAGCGCCGCGATGACGTGCGCGGTCGTCCAGTCGAAGCGGTCAAGCCAGTTCATCGGGCTTTCCTCCGGGTGCCGTCCCATAGCGTTTTAGCATGTCGATGATCTTTTGGCAGACGACCATCGCCCCCAGGCCCAGGATGAACGTCGTGGCCCCCATCGGCGTTCCGATGATCTTTCCGGCGGGTTCCCCGAGGTAGTTCGCCGTGAGCGCCCCGGCGACCACCGAGCCCACCATCGCGAGCGGTCCCGCCCGCTGCATAACGATGGAGCTCACGATGCCGCCCGAGGCTCCGCCGACCAAGTCGGGAACACGAAGGCCGAAGTCGTCGAGACCCATGACGGTCGTTCCTCAAGAACTTATGGAGGCGCGGTCCCACGCGCGCTGTTGCTCTTCGTTGGTCCACCCAGGCGTGAACACCAGCGACGCGAAGGTCTTGACCTCGACGTCGGAGACCTGCGTTCCGGTCATCTTCGTCTCCGGACGAGCCGGGTCGTGATTGACCGCGATGGCGTAGAGCTCCTTGAGATGCGGGACGACTGCGGTCGACGTCCGCTCGATGGCGTCGAAGACCGGGCGGCCCGCCGCGATGGCGGCGGCGGCTTGCGGGGCACCCGCCGCGATGCGCGCGAGAATCGGCTGCGCGATGGTGATCGCCTGAAGGACGGGGGCCATCCCCGGGAAGAAGCCCGCCAGGAATTGAGCAACCGGGAGCGCCTGCGCGCCGAACGACGCGACGTGTCCGACCAGGTCCGTGACCGTGATCGCGCGGTCGGCGAGATGGTCGGAGGCGTCGGTCACTTCGTCGCCTGGACTCGAGCCTGGGCGGTCGCGTTGGCGATGGCCCGGAGCGCGGCGTTGACCGCGGCGAGCGCGCCCGCGACGTCGACCGGACGCGGCCCGGAGCAAACGGCCTGCGCGCCGGTGACGGCCTTCGTCTCGACGTCGATGACGCTCTGCGAGACCTTCCCGCTCGAGGCGTAAATGTTGAACCCGGTGTCGGCCGCCGAGACCCCGGCGCAAGCGATGGCGAATCCATCGTCCTTCTGAGCTTCGGTGCAGGCGACGACCGCGAGCGAGGCGGCGGCCAGGAGGAAGAGGCGAACGTGTTTCACGTGAAACTCCTTTTGAGACGTTTCGGGGCGAAAGGGGGTCAGGCGGCCTTCGGCGCGTCGACCGGGTCGAGTGCCGGCGGGGTCGGCGTCGCCGGGTCGTTGATCGCGGTCTCGATGCGGGCCTTGATTGCCTCGACGGCCGAGGAACTTGCCGGGTCGATGCCGAGCTGCTTGAGCGTGTCGGCGCCATGCGCCTGGACGTAGTCGACCGCCTTCGCAACGACCTCGTTCTTGACCTCGATTTGGCCCTTGTCCTTGAGCTTGTCAGCGGCCGCCGCCGCGCCGGCGTTTAACCCGTTGACGATCATGTCCTGGAGCCGCTGGCGAAGGATTTCGTTGCCGGCGAAGCCCGCGTTCTTGAGCAAGCGAAGGAGCAGGGCGGTGACCGCCAACCCGATGCTCGAGCCGAAGGTCGCGGCGACCCACGTCAGGACCTCGCCGGCGAGCGTGCCGGTCTCAATCTTCGTCGTGCTCGAGACGGGGCCGGTCGTCGTGATGGTGTTTTGGGTCGCGGCCGGAGCGGGCGAGCCGACGCACGCCGGCTGTCCGGGATTTCCGCAAGTCGACGACGTCGCCGGCGTTGAGGTTTGGGCGAAGGCGCCGAAGGGTGCGAGCGCGATGAAGGCTACGGCGACGAGGCGGATGATCGTTCACGGGGTGGGTTCCTCCGGGCTGGCCTTGGTCACGCTCTGTTTACGTGAGCCGAGGGCCAGTCCGCAAGGATGACGAGGCGCTGATTAACCGTTGTCGAGCGCCTTCCAAGTGTACGACCCGGCGACGCCGTCGGCGACCAAGCCGGTGGCCTTCTGAAAGGCGACAACCGCCTCGTCGGTCTTCTGACCGAAGTCGCCGTCTACCTTGACCTTCGCGCCCTTGTCGTTGAGCTTCGTTTGAAGGTCGCGGACCGGACCCTTGCCGTCCTTGTCCTTGTCGCCCTTCCGCAAGACCGGGCGGACGTCCTTGAGCGCGGGCGCGGCGGCCGCCGGCGCGGCGACGTCAAGGTCGAACTTCCACGGGGCGGTATCGTCGAAGAGCTTCGGGTCTGGTTTGACCGAGATATGGCAGTGATGGTTGTGCGGGTTCGCCCCGGTGTAGGGCCGCCACGCCCAGGCCGGATGACCTTGGCCGGTGCCCGACGCGATCTTTTTGTTCGAGATGATGTACTTGATGCGCGGGTCTTTGCTCGCCAGGAGCGCGTTCGCGAGCTTCTCCGAGTCGATGCCGTGGTCGGGGTCGTTCGTGAAGTCGCGCGCCGTGACGACGCCGACACCCTTGTAGACGACGTGCGGGTTGTGGTCCGACGAGGCCTCGGCCTGATGACGCGGGTCGCCGATTGAACCGTCGCTTGCCTTGCTTCGATTCGGTGAAAGCTTGTTGATTTGCTCGAGCAGCACGTCGAGCGATTCTGCGACTCTCCAGGCCATCGTCGAGCTCCTTCCCTTGAGACGAGGTCGACGAGGCCCGGGTCGCGCGCTAGGGGACCGTGTACCAGACCGTCAACCAGACCATCATGTTGTAGCCCGGTCCGAAGCGCCCGCATAGCCCGTGAAGGTGAATTGCGTTCGTGACGTTGTCGTTCTTGATCGTGACGCCGGGCGGCATGTACGAGACGCCCTGCCCGGGGACTACCGGGGCGAGCGCATCGACGAGCGGGTCGAGCTGGCCGGCCAAGGTTTGCGCCGCCGGGTCGTTCGTCTGAGCGGTGACCGCCGCACCTATGATCGTGAACGGCCCGGTCGGAAACGCGCCACCGCCGAGGATGCCGCCCGGATATTGCCAAACGATGTGGTCGGCCCCGTCGCAAGGAACGCTCGTGCCGCCCGACAAGAACCCGCCCCGGACCTGGGCGCCGGCCGGAGCCGACAAAAGCGCGAGGGCGACGAGCGCCGCGGTGATGGTCTTCTTCATGGTAACTCCCATTGTTGAATCGAGACGGCGGGGACCTTATCGGAACCCCGCCGCCGCCGTCCAATTCTGCACGGGCTTGGGTTACTTATCCCAAACCGTCCGGGAGATGACGTTGCTGTGGACGAGCCACTTTCGCTTCCGGTCGGCGGTCCGGCAAATCCATATCGTGCTCGGCTGGTATTCTCCGGTCAGGTTGCAATAGCGCGGAGCGGAGTCCGTGCACAGAAGGGTTTTCCCGGGCGTCGCGTCGACGAGGCAAATGTCGTTCTTCGTCAAGGTCAGGTCGGCGGGGTGCCTCATCATCGTCCAGGGCTCAGGCGGAGCCGGCCGAACGCAGGGGCTCTCGTTCGCCGCGCACGGCTTGACCGGAGGAGATTGCGGAACCGGCGGCGTGTCGACGACGACCTCCGCCGGGATTTTTATGCGCTCGGCGAAGGCCGCCGCACTCGAGATGAGGACAAGAGCGAGGGCGAGAAGGATCTTCACGGGGTTCTTCCTTTTCTAGTAGCACTGACCGCCGGTCGCGGTGACGACCCCGGTTCCGGGGAAGACCGCGCAGGCGTTCGACGCGGTGTCGACGAAGCCATTGTACTGAATGTTGGCCTTCCCGCCAGTCGCCGCGCCGGTGATGGTCACGATGAACGGGTTGATTTGAACCGTTCCTTGACCGTAGGCGTAGACGAACGCGTTCCCCCACGCGGGCGTACCCGTGACCGTGATCGTCATGGAGCCGCTGTTCTCGATGAAAGCGAGATGCTGCGCCGACAAAACGTAGCCGAGGCTCGAGCTGACGGTGAAGTTCGCGGCGAGGTCCATCTGCGCCTGCGAGTTAAGCAGGATGCCGTTCGTGCTGTTGCCGAACTCCATCAACCCGTCGAGGATGACCCGGGCTTGCCCGCTGACATACATTCCGTAGCTCGTACTTCGCGTCCGCCGGCGAGCTTGAAGCCGCAGATGCCAATCTTCGAGTCGAACGTGAACTGGATGTCGGCCTGGACGGCGGTCGACGGCGCAAGGATCGTCGCGCTCGCCAAGCTCGCGCAGCCGTCGCCGCGGTAGTGCGGATAGCCGCCGACGAACTGATGGCCGGTCACGACGTTCATCAGTTGCGAGGCCGCCGTGATCGTGCACGAGCCCGGCGTACTGCAGGTATGGTTGATGTTGACCGTTTGCCCGTTCAGGTCGACGTCGAGCGCGACCCGCTCGGCCGCATAGCTCGCCGTCAGGAACGCACCGGCCGCCGAGTTGTCGAGGCCATCGTTCGTCGCGCCGCCGTCCGCACCATCAGGCCGAACGTAGAAGTTGACGGTCCCCGCGACGCGCCATCGTCCGAGTTGCGGACCGACGACCCACACGTTGCTCTGGTTCGAGACGATGACCGATTGTCCCGGGTAGAGGTAGAACGACGTCAGGCCGTTCGGCGAGATGTACTTCGCCCGGGTCTCGGTCGCGGCGTTCGTGAGCAAGAAGCCGCAGTTCGACGCGTAGCCGGACGCGGCCCCGAGCGTGATCGTGAAGATCCCGCCCGAGAGGTTTATGGAGCTTCCGCAATCGCCGGTCAGGAGCGTGTAGCCGGCGGTCTTGCTCAAGACCGAGCCGCTCAGAAGCGCGGCGCCGGCCGCGCCGCAAGACGAGCCGGTCCCGGCGACGAGACCCGCCGAGTTGACCTGGAGGCACTGGGTCGAGCCCGTGACCGCCAGCGTGATCGCGCCGCCGACGTTGACCGCCCCGTTGACGTCCAGGTCGAAGGCCCCCGGCGTCTTGTTGATGCCGACGCGCGCGTTCGTCGTGTCGAAGTCCATGATCCGGGTCGACTTGTCGGCCTTCGTGATCTGGAGCGCGGTCGTGCTGTCGGTCAGCGGCGCGAGAATCGGCGTGCCGACGGCGGTCGTCGCCGTGTGGGTGGGGCCGACGAACGACGTCCCGGCGTAGATGGTCCGGAACGCCGACACGGTCGCGCTCGTCCCGACGTCGGTAGGTGTTGGTCGTTCCGGCGAGGAGCGTCTGGAGCGTGTTGGTGTTCGACCACGCGTTAGCGGCGTTCAGCAGCGGAATGTTCGCGGTGTTCGAGAGGTCGGTCGAGGCCGCCTGCGCGAAGGTCCCGGTCCCGTTCGACTTGATCGCGCCGGTCACCGCGCCCGGGTCGCTCGCGATGGTCAGGTTGGCACCGAGCTTGACCGTGCGCGCCGCATTGACGACGTCGAAGGTGAGCGTCCGGCCGGCCGATAGCGGAGTCGACGAGGTTGCCGCGATGGTCAGGTCGAAGGCCGCGCTCGTATCGCGGATTCCAAGCCCGGTTAGGCCGGCGACGGTGCCGCCCGTGATCGCGACCGAGGCCGCGTTTTGCGTCGCCATCGTGCCGAGGCCGAGGGCCGTCCTCGAGCCGCTTTGGTCGGTGAACACCGGCGCGACCGTGAACGTCTGCGTAGCCGCCCAAGTGTGGGCATCGGGTTGTGCGGTGACGAGCGTCGTGGTGAGCGAACCGCCGACCGTCGAGATGGCCCCGGTCAGAATCGGGAACGACCCGGCCCGCAACAGGCCCGTGACCGCGTTTGCCTGCGAGACGTCGAGCGCGCCGAAGCCGATGGTCGACCCGGTGGCGTCGACCCGGAAGGCCTGATAGGCGCCGCTCGCCGTTATGTCGGCGACGTTCGCGGGCGCGGCCGTCGCGTTGCCGACGAGCGAGAGCGCGGCGCTCTGCCGGAAGTTCGAGTTTGCGACCGTATTTGCGGCGATGCCCGCGCCGGTGAGCTGCTGATAGGCCGGGTCTGACCCCGAGCCGTTCGAGACGAACGGATAGGCGGTCGTTCCTGGAACGATGGGTCCCCAGGCGGAGGCTCCCCGCTCGATGATCGAGCCGCGCGTCGATCCGACGGCCCGGTCGATGAGCGCGGTGAGCGTCGTCCCCGTCGGCTCGGCCGAGCCGGAGGTCGAGTTCGCGATCAAGCTGCCAGCCGCGATGGACGCGAGCGCCAGGTTAGAGCCAGAGAGAACGAAGTTCGAATCGTAGTTCAGCGCGAAGGTCACCACCCCGGACGGGAACGTCACCGCGAGCGGAAGCGTCGCCGCGAAGCTCGAAGAAGTCGCGCCCGAGAGCGGCCCGATGGTGACGCCGTTGATCCGCACGTATATGCCGGCAGCGGTCGTCCAGACGTCGCCGTTGACCGGCGATGTCGGCGCGACGCCGGTCGGAATGTTCAAGCCGGATTTCAGCGTGGTCGACGCGGCCGTCCCGAGGGGGCCGGTCATGACCCCGCCCGTGATTGGGAGCGGCGTGTAGCCGAGCGTGTTTTGCTTAGCGGCAAAGCACGCGTTCCACTGGCCGGCGGTCAGCACCGCGCCGTAGACGATGGTCGGGCATCCCGATTGGGCGACGGCGGCGCTCGACCAAAGGACCGCGGCAAACGCGGACGCGATTAGCTTCTTGATCATCACGAGCCCCCGATGAGAACTGACATGTTGACGGCCCAATTCGTGTTGTTGCCGCCCTGCGTGTTGCCGAATGGCGTCCAGACGTGATGACCCTCGGCGACCTGCCCCGAGTAGGCCGCCTGCGCGCCCTGCTTGCTGATCGTCGACGCGTTGAGCGCCGAGCTCGAGCCGCCCGAGACCTGGGCGCCGTCGAGACCTACGTAGGTCTGCGCGATGTCGATCGACGTTCCGAGCGTCGTCGTGCCGGTCACGACGGCCAACGTCGCCTCGTCGTCCCAAACAATCGCCTCGACGTTCGCGACCGCGCTCAAAAGCGTGGGCGACGTGTTCGCGATGGTGATGTTCGTGAACTGACCGTAGAGCTGCCGGCTCCGCCGGTTGAACCATGTGTTGACGTTCCGCTTTACCTGCGTGTCGATGAAGGCCCCGGCCGGGTCGGTGTACATCGACCCGACGAGGGTCCGGGTCGGGTCGCCGGCCTTTTGCGGGATTCCGTTAGCGGCGAAGGTCTTTCCGGTCAGCGAGGCCTCGAGCGTCATAACGCCTGCGTTCATGTACGCGTAGCAATAATAGAGCGTGTTGAACGAAAGCCCCGAGTTGATGACGGTCAATCCGGCGGGGATTTGGTAGTTCAGGCCGTCGATCCAAAGATAGCCGCCATTGTACGGGAAGAGCCCGCAGGTACCGCCGTTGATGTTGCGGAATTGACCGCCGGTCGCCGGGACCGTGAAGATGTTGAAGGCCTGCCACCCGGCACCGCCAGCGTCGGGGTCGGTCACGTTGTCGTTGGTCAAGCAGTAGAAAAACAGGCCGAAAGTCGCCGCCGATTGGACGATGGAGCCCTTCGGATAGCCGCCGACGTTCGCGTCGGCGGCGAAGGTCGCGTCGTACTTGATCGGGCCGCCGGCGGAGAGCCATCGGGCCCAGGCCGTCTCCTGATTGAGGATTCCGTTGAAGTCTTCGCCGTTCGGCGGCGAACCGCCGGCGCCGATGGGCGTGAACGTGTTCTCGGGGAAGCCGAGGTCGAGCGAGGCCGCGTTCGGGTCGGTCGTCGTGACGGGGACCGCCCGGATGGTACCGCTGACGGCGTTCTCTCCGAACGGAAGCGGGAATTTTACGGGGACGTCGGTGTCCTGCATCGAACCCTCAGATGATTTGAACGACGCTCGCTTCCACGCCGGCGGGCTTCGGGAGAACTCCGGACTGAGAGACGATGGCCTGCTCGACCGGCGTCAGGAAGAACCGGAAGGTGTAGGTCATCGTCATGTCTTCGCCGTCAGTCACATAACAGTTTCCCCGGTTCGGAAACAAGCTCATTAGGACCTGGTTGATCGCCGGGATTGACCCGTCGCAGATGTTGGCGAGGGCCTTCGCGAAGATGAGCGTCCGGAACGCCGAGTCGGTCAGTTGGTAGTTCGACGTCGCCGGGACGCCGACGTAGAACGGCGAGACGCCACCGGGCCCGAAGACGTCGACGGTCGGAGACTGTTGCTCGAAGCCGAAGAAGACGCTCGAGGCGACCGTGAGCGTGCGGGTGACCCCGACGATGCGACCCCACACGTCGAGGCCGTAACCGACCGCGCTCTCGATGTTCCAGATGAGGTCGTAGAACGCGTCGATGTTCTCGGTCTGGTCGACCGCCTGACCGAATGTCTCGATGACCGCGTCGGTGCGCGGGCTATTCGCGTACTGACTTATGACCGTGTCGAGCGGGTCGAGCAGCGGAATGTCGCCGATGGGGCTGACGCCAATCTGGAAACTTCCGATGGCGTTCGACCCGGGAGCGGGCCCCGGTGGGTAAAGCGGCCCGGTCACGATACGACCACCGCGATGTTCTCGGGCGAGATGGTCGGGACCTGGTCGATTTGGACCTCTTGGAAGTTCGAGTTCGCGAGCGCCCCGGTCATCGCCTCGGAGCCGACCGTCTGCGAGGGCGCGACCGTGTAGGTGCCCGTCCCGCCGGCTCCGGTGCCGAGCGCGGTGATAACGGTCCCGGGCGCGACCCCCGCGCCGCCGACCGTCTGCCCGACCGCGATTGTGCCGGAGGCGACGGCACTCACGGTCATGGTCGCCCCGGCGATGGCCGCCGTGAACCTGGCGGCGGCCGAGTTCGCCGAGCCGACCTGGATGATCTTGATTTCGACCCACGCGCCGAGCGCGGCGACCGGCGCATAGTACCGGCTCGCGTAGACCGTCGAGCCGATGCGCGCGGCCGGGCCGCCGTCGCTTCCGGCGAAGGCCGCGACGATGGCGTTCTGGACGAGGACCGTCGCGTTCGCCGGGACCTGCCCGTTCGTCGCGAGCTGGACCGAGTAGAGAATCGGGAGCGATGCCGGCCGCTCGAACGTGACCGTGTAGTCGGGGAACGGCTCGGTGTAGAGCGGGTTCTGATCGTAGACGACGACCGGCGTATTCCCATTGTAGCCGCACCCGGGTGGTTTTTTGCTGAAGATCGCGTCGGCGACCTCTTGGTCGGTGCCGCCGACGGCCGCGACGTAAAGAGACCTCGCCGCGACCGAGAAGCCGCGGAAGGTTACCGGCGCGGCCGTGTCGTTCTGATAAGCGAACGCGTCGCTCACCGTGATGATGTCGAAGACCGCGCCCAAGACCGACTCGAGCGTGTTGCGGGAGTTCTTCGCGACGGTCGCCGCCCGGCGAGCCTCGAAGGCCTGTCGGCTCTCGACGTCGCGACCGATGACGCCATCGGCCAGGTTCGTGATCGTGTCCCACCCGGGGATGACTTGATAAATCTGATTGAGGGTCGTCGCCGCGCACGGGATGGGCCCCGGGATGACGTTCTCGAACGTGGTCACGACCGTTCCGCCGGCGCCGATGACCGCGTCCTCGATGCTGATGTAGATGTTGCCGTCTTCGGCCTGGGCCTTCGAGCCGGCCGGGATGACGACGCCGGCGAGGCCCGTGCACGTCGCCGAGACGCTCGTCGGCTCGGACGGCTTACGGGTCAGGAAGTAGATGCGCGCGACGGCGTCTTGCATGCGTCCCGAGGCGAAGGCCGGGTCGACTCCGTTCGCGAGCGCGACGAACTCGTCGTTCGTCTGACCGATGATCGCCGTGTCGCTCGAGGCAAGCTGGCCTTGCGGCGTGTTGAGCGCCGGGTTTAGGCCGCCGCCGAACGCCTGGTTGATGTCGGCGGTCCGGCCGACGAGGACGTCGGGCTCCGACGGCGCGACGAAGCCGCGCGGGCCGAAGGTCGGTTTGGGGACGTTCGTCGTTGCCATGTCAGAATGCCGCCGCTGTCGTTTGCCCCGAGGAGTCGGTCACCTGGACCTGTCCGCCGACCGTGCGGTTGACGCGGTCGTAGGTCAAGAAGCACTTCGCCGAGACGACGCCGGGGACGGTCATCGCGGCCTCGATGAACCTCTGCTTTAAGAGGGCGAGCGGCGGGGTCTTTCCCAAGACCTGCTCCCAATAGGGCACGCCGAGCGTCGTGTTGTACCAGCACTCGCCTTTGAACGTCCGGATGGCGCTCGCCGCGTCCTGGGCGAGGGCATAGCCGCCGTCGACCGTCGCGATGTTGCCGGCGGCGTCGATCGAGAGGTCCCAGGTCGTCGTGTCAAGCAAAAGGGTCTTCATGGGACCTCGGGCGGATGGAGCGGCGCGGTCGAGTTCGACGAACCTATAACATAGTCGACCCGCGCGTTCGTCGTGATTTCGGTCCCGTTTCCGTTCGCGTCGAACTTGAGGACGGTCGTCGCGTGGTTCTCTATTTCGGCCGCCTGGAGCCGGATCTTCCCGGCCGTGATCGTGATCGCGGTGACGCCCTCGTCTGGCGTCATGGTCATGCCGGGGCCGCCGTTGTCGGCGTCGAGGAACGCGAGGTAGCAGGTCGGGACGCCGTTTAAGATTCCGCCGACGTAGAGCGCGTCGGCGTAGTCGTACTGCCGCCGCGAGCCCGGCGGGGCCTCGGCCTTCGACGACTTGACCGACGAGATGTCGCGGCTGGCGAAGACCGCGATGCCTATGTCGCCTGGCTGCGGGTCGAGAACGACCGCCATCGAGCCGCCCTGAGCGCGGGCCGCCGGCACGTTGCTGATGATCCCGTGAGAGGTCACGTTCCCTTGCCCGTCGATTTGCTTGACGAGCGGCTGGACGTCGACGAAGCACGGCGCCGGGAACGCGCCCTGCGCGCGGACGGCCTTGACCACGACGACGGTCGCGGTCGCGGTACCGGCCATCAGCTGCTCGAAGAGGAAGACCGTCGAGTTAAAGCGCGAGGCCGCCGCGTTCGACTGCTGCTGGCCCGCGTAGCCCGACGCGTTGGTGCCGGTCTTGCTCATCGGATGACCACCAAACCGGGACGGGCCGCGCCCATCGTCGCGTGCCAGCGGCCGCCCGGGTTCTGCGATTCGAGGTCGAGGTCGAGGCTGAACACGATCCACTCGCCGTTCGCCGGCGTGAGGTCGCTCGTCACCTTGATCTTTCCGCCATAGGTGAGCGACGGGATGAACAGCGTCCGAACCGAGATGCCCTTCGACGTGTAGGACGGGTAACCGTCGAGGAGCGGCGGCTGGACGGCGACCGCCGCGTCGCCGCGCGCGCCGCCCCTCTTCCAGATGGCGAGCTTGCCGTTGTCGATTATGATTTCGCAGCCGGCGGCCTTCGCCGCAGCATAGGCCTGGTCGCGATAGGACCCCGAGAAGTATGGGCTCGCGAGAACCGAATCGACGCCGCTGTTCTCGAACGAGAGCCCCATCTTCGTCGCGAGCGACGACATGATGACCGTCGACCTTCGCCGCGCCCGCACTAGCCTGCTCGGGGTCGCCGGCGCGACCGCCTCGATGACGCCCGGTGTGGGCCTCGACGATGAACGGGACCTCGGGCGCGCCCCGGAAGTCGCCCCAGGCGTTCGTGATCGTCCCGACGAAGACCGTCCCCATGCCGTCGGTCTTGTCGCCGGCCGTGACCGTGACGACGTTCCTGCGAATCAACGTCGGCATCAGGCCGAGGGTCGAGAGCTGATTCATCTTGTCCAAGGTCATGCCGTAGACCTGGAGGAGCGCCGTTCCCATCGAGGGGCCGCCCGCCTTGACGATGCGCGCCGATGACCCGCAGGCCCGAGAGCGTGACCTCGCTCGACGCCCGAATCGCCGAACGCGCCCTCGCCGAGCTTGAACGTGACGTCGATGTCGCGCTGGACGAACGTCACGCGGCGTCTCCCACGATGTCGACTAGCTCGAGGTAGACCAGGCTGTAGCGAGTGCCGAGGCCGGTGTAGACCGGGTCGGTGTCGCCCTGGCTGTCGTAGAAGCACAGGTCACCGACGAAGCCGAGGTACGTGTTGCGAACGATGCGATTGAGGTTCTGGCAGATGACCCCGCCGATGATCAACTCGTCGTTGACGTAGAGGTTCAAGAACATGCCGGTCGACTTTTGGGCGACCTCGATCTTGCTCGTCTGGTTGGCGAGCGAGACCGTGACGACCTGCGAGGGGAGCGGCCGGAGCGGGATGATGAGGGCCATCGGTCAGCTCCCCGCCGCCGAGAAGCGGTCGTTGAACGTCGCGGCCGCCGCCGAGTCGGGCGCCTGCGTTTGGACGGTCCCGCCGTTGACCGCGCTCGCGCCGCCGGGCGTCTTCGTCGAGGCGAAGGTCGTCGCGCCGGTGACCCGGATTTCCAAAAGCCGGAGCTCGACGACGAGCATCGCCGCGCCGTGCGAGTTCGTCCGGTTCAAGACCTCGAGCTTCTGGACGTTGACGCTCGTGTAGGTCTTCTCCGGCGTGACGACGTCGTAGAGCTCGAGCGTCCCGGCGATGGCGTCGACCGACGCGAGGAACGCCTGACGGTTCGCGAGCGCGCCGCCGGCGGCCATCCGGATCAGCGTCCGAAACGGCGTCTCGACCTTGTTGAAGGTCTCGAACGCGCCCTTCTCGAGCGGGTAGGTCGAGAGGTCCCACTCGCGGCCGTAGCCGAACGACAAGAACGTGTCGGGCTCAACGACGATGTTGTTGTTGAGATAGATTCCCCACGGCGGCGGGAGAGCGCCGAAGAGCCCGAAGTCGTCCTGGGTCATGAGCTCGGTGTCGGCCATCGGCTTTACTGCTGCCCGTTGTTCGCTTGCGTCGCGAAGGAATCATGCTCTAGCGCCGCTTTGAAGTCACGCGCGACGCCCGGGCCGTCGGTCGCCTGGGTGTTCACGACGACCTGGCCGACCGACATCGACGAGCTCGAGCTCGACGAGCTCCGATTGTCCGCGTTGCTCACCGCCGCGCCGGCCGCCGCGGGGGCCGCCGGGACGTTCGCGAGCTTCGAGGCCATCGCGGTCGCGAGGGCGGCGCGCGACGCGCTCTCGCCCGCCGTATTGGCCGGGCGCTCGTACTTCTCCGAGACGATGGAGGCGGCCTCGGCCGCCGAGCGCGCTCCCATCAGGGCGGCGCCGGCCTTCCTCTCGGTGCCGTTCCGGAGCTCGTGGTTTATGAACGCGAGCTGCTCGTCGCGGGTCGACTGCCTGATGTCCTTGCCGGCCCATTGGGCGAACCGCGCCTGCCGGTCCGGGTGCCACTGCGCGAGGCCGAACGCTCGGCCGCCGTCGCCGACCGCCTGATGGTTTCCGGCGCTCTCCCGCTGAATGTTCGCCGCGATGCCGATGGCCTGGTCGCGGGTCCATCCCATCGCGACGAGCTTGTCGACGTCGCTCCCGCTCTTCGAGTTGCCGACCTGCCCGATGGCCGGCCGGTTGCTCGTGTCGGCGCCCGCACCGGGGTGGTAGCGCGCCGCGCTCGGCGAGAGGTCGCCGACGATGCCCTTGTCCTTGAACGCCTCCTTGAGCTTCTCGACGCCCCGGTCCTTCGCCCCGAGCAGCTCCATGATGTCGCGGTTCAAGAAGTCGGCGACCGCCCCTATGCCGGGTCCGAGCCAGGTCATGAACGTGCGGCCCATGCGCTCGGCCCGCGTGATCAGGAGGCCCCACCGCTCGTAGAGGTCGCGGCTCGCCTCGGCGTCCTTCTTGGTCACGCCGCCGATCTTCGCCATCTCGTCGAGGAGCGGCTTGAGCGCGGCCCGCCCACGGATGAGCAGGTCGATGGTCGCCTCGTCGAGGCCGAGCGCCTTGCCGAAGGCGGCGGCCTTCGCCGGGTCCATTCCGTGGAATTTGTCGGCGAGGTCGAGGAGGATGTCGTCCATCGACCTCATCTTGCCGGTGTCGTCCGCGATCGCGACGCCGAGCGCGCGGAAGTACGGGATGACCGCGCTCTCGCCGGTCATGGAGAACTGCTGGAATTGCTGGACGAGCCCCCGGATGGAGCCCTGCATCCCCTCGGCCGAGCCGCCGGTGACGACGGCGGCGTTCCCCCACTTCGTGACCGTCTGGAGGCTTTGCCCGTAGAGCCGCGAGAAGCGGTCGACCGCGACCGTCGAGGCCGTGAGGTAGGCGGCGAACTCCTTGAGGCCGCGCCCGCCGGCGAAGACCGCGAAGGCCCCGAGCGCCTGGCCCTTAAGCGTCGAGAGCGCCGCGCCCTGCTTGCGGGCGGCCTCCTCCATTTCCTTGCCGCCCTTGAGCGCGGCCTCTTGGGTCTTCTTGAACTCGTCGAGCGCCGCGCGTTGGCCGACGCTCAGCTTCTTCGGGTCCAGCCCGAGTTCGACGACGAGGGAATCGATGACGGTCGGCATCAGGCGGTCCCCGGCTTCTTGTTGACGGCCCTTTGGTTGTTACCGCTCACCGCGATTATCTCCAAAAGGTCGTAGAGGTCCTTGACGCCGTAGACCGTGTCGAGCTCGAGGAGGGTCGCCTTACCCGAGGCGACGACCGTTCCAATGTTGGGCGCGACGTTCGCGTAGGAGGCGAGCCGCACGTTTGGGCCGACGTCGAAGTCGCTCAGTCCTTGGACTTCAAGTCGGCCATCGAAAAACCCGTGTGGAGCGTGAAGGCCTCCGCCCGAAGTTGGAGCCGGGTCATGACTTCCTGAACGTCGTCTTCGACGAGCGGTCCGACGCTCATCTCGCCGGCGCCGCGTCGAATCCGGTGGTCTTGCGGGTTTGGGATGAGACCGACGCAACTCGTCCACATTTCGTCGAGGAGCGGCTTGACGTCTTCGTCCTTGAGCCCAAGCAGGCCTCGGAAGCCGAGCGTCGCGAGACCGGCCCAACCCGCGCCCTTGAGGTTCTCCGGAATCTCGACGCCGGCTCGCGTGAGCGCGAGGAGCGCGCGGATGGCCCACCATTCGCCCTGCGACGCTGGCATCTCGACGATGACGAAGAGCTTGCCCTTGTCCCGGCCCTCGTCGGTGATCGGAACGAGCTTCTCGCGACGGGACATTTGCGGCGTTCCTTAAATCGGCGACGGGTCCATCGATTCCCAAGTGATCGTGTACTTCCGACCGGCGAGGACCTTGCCCGCATTCGGCGTCGGCGGATAGAGCGTGAGCGTTCCGTTCGTCATCGTCCACTTCTTGCCGAGGCTCGGGTAGATGACGATGCCGTTCGCGTCGATGCTGTCTTGGATGGCCTTCTGCGAGGCAATCCAGGCATCGAAGACGTCGTTCGACGGCGAGTCGGCCATCAACTGAACGCTCATCGGGACGAGCGCGTAGATGAAGCCGGCGGCCTTCTTCCCGTCGACGCCCATTATCGCCTCGGCCGACGGGATGGGCTCGGTCGAGAAGATGTCGTCGGTGTAGAACTTCTGGATTTGCTGCGGCGTGTCGAACACGCCGGGGATGGCCAGCAAGAAGGTGATATTTGCGGAGGTGATGGACATGCGGCGCTCCCGTTACTGAACTTCGGTGCTGACGAGCACGATTTTTTGAACGCTGCCGCCGTCCATGTACCAGAACGTGCACGGCGGCGATTCGCGGGCGGCTCTGGTCGACGGCGACGAGTCCTTGACCTGGAGGAAGCAACCGACCGTCTGGAGGACCGACGAGATGTCGACGCCGGCGGCCGCGTTGACCTCGGCCTTCTGCAGCTCGGAGAGCGTCACGCCCGGGCGGAAGGCGCCGAAGTTTGCCGCCGCGTTGATCGGGTCGGCGCACGCCGCCTGGATGAGGGCGCGGCCCGCGTAATTGTACGGGACCGACGGCGAATTCTGGAGGAGAACCATCAACGCGAGCTGAAACTCGTTGTTCATCCAGATTTGGTTGACGTAGCTGTCAGCCCATTGGAACGGTCCCGAGATCGATCCCGGGTAGAACAACACGAACTGGTCGTTCCGCGTCGCGTAGGCGCCATAGAAGTTATAGCCGTTCGCGATGAGGTTATCGCCCGTCGTCTCGTCGGTGACGTCGGCGACCAGGCCCGATTGCCCGCGGAAGGCGAAGGTCGTTCGACCGTTGGTCGCCGTGAAGTCGATCGACGCGGCAATCGCGCAGGCGAAGACCGCCTTGCTGTTGTCCGGCGAGTAAATCGGCATCGTACCCGAATACTCGTTGGTGATGGTGACCGCGTAGCCGAACGAGGCCGTCTGCGGGAACGTGCCCGTCCCGGTCGAGTCGGGGTCCCACCCGGCGTAGAGGAAGGAATCGTCTTGGGCGTTGTTCCAGGCGGCGAACGCGAGCTTGTTGGTGATAACCCCGCTCGTGTCCGGATTAAAGATGGTCGTGAACGACGCCCAATTCTGATTTACCAGGACGAGCGCGTCCATGAACGTGCCCGGGACGGCCGCGTCGGCTCCCTGCGAGGCGACGGCGCCGGTCGCGGCGGTCAGGAAGAGCGCGGTTGCGAACGCGTTGACGGTCGGCAGGGCGATTGTCGCGGCGACGCCGGTCGCCGTCGACGTGATCAAAAACGCGCCCGAGACGCTGTCGTAGGTCACGGCGAAGCCCGGAGCGGTAAAGGCCGCCGTGATGATCGTCGCCGCGTTCGAGAACGAGGTCGCGGCCGAAAGGTCGACCGAACTCGAGGTCTTGCTCACGCCGCCGACGACGACCGTGAGCGTGCCCGGCGTGATCGCCTGGAGTTGCGCCAAGGTCAGGCCCGAGCGGCCGCCCCGAACGAAGCCGGACGCGGCCGAGGCCGGGTACTGCGCGAAAAGCATCGCGCCGGGCTTGCGCCGCGAGTTGTTGTAGCCCCGGAAGTAAATATCGGAGGCGTTGGCCTCGTCCGAGCTAGAGCCGAAGTAGGCCTTGACCGCCGTCGCCGAGCCGAAGGACGCGACGCTTCCAATCGGGACGCGGGCGGCCGTCGAGAGGAAGAGGCCGTTCAAAACGAGCGCGTTGCCGCCGGCGGGCAAGACGTTCGGAACGACGTCGACGATTTTATTTGCGGGAATCGTGCTCATGTTCGGACCCTCACGGTGGATAGGTGGCGTCGACGTCGATTAGCCCGACGACGACCGCGTCGGCGAATTGCTGCGGAACGCGGACCATCGACTCGACCTGGAGGGCCGCCTCGATGATCCATCGGTTTTCGGTCTGGTTCTGGTCGTTTGAGAACGGCGACTGGCGCGGGTCGTCCGCGTAGAGCGGCGTGATGCCGACGATGCCCTGCTCCTCGAAGAGGCGGACCGCGTACTCGTCGCGGAACGCCGTCGAGATGATCGACGAGTTGTCGCCGGATTCGGGCCCGTGCACGTCGACCTGAACGACGACCATCGACGGCTGGGTCATGTTCTTGCCGCCGGCAGAAAGCTTGCGGCTCGCGACCGTCTGACTCTTCGAGAGCTTGTAGGTCCCGAGGCCGCCGGGGTCGCCGGTTGACGTGAGCTGCGCGAGGACCTTCGTGTCGTCGGTTACGGCGACGCCGAAGACCGTCGCCCCGACGATGATCGTTCCCCGAACGACGTCGGTCACGGTCATGGTCGTGGCGGCGACCGAGCCGGTGAAGAGAACGTCGGCGAGCTCGTCGAGGTTGGTCCCGAGGCGGGGCTTGCGCATGGCGGTCGATCGTCACGGAAGTCGACCGGCTTCGGCTCGGCGACGCGGTTCTGCTGGCCCTGGACGACTCGGAATCCCGACGAGCGTCGTCAAGACGTTGCCAAGCGACCTTGAACATCAAAGACTCGGTGGGAGAGACCGCGAGCGCCATGAATATCCACTACACCGAGAACGGCCTCAGCACAATGCAAAGGCCGCCGCTCTCAAGATCCGTTCTGGAGCGTTGCCGCGACCTTGCACCACTCGCCCCACTGCTCGAGGACCATTGCGACGAGCCACACTTGGCCGGTGGCGAGGTCCTGCGAGGCGAGGTCCTGGGCGACGTCGAGCCGGTAGGTTCCGACCCCGCCGATGCCGGTCAAGACGGCCGAGACGTGCGTCGCGTCGGCGACGTCGTCGCCCGAGACCAGGTCGCCGACCGAGAGGACGCCCCGGGCAATCGACGTGACGGTCAAGACGTCCGCCGCGATGGCACCGACGAAGACCGCCGTCGGGAGCGTGATCAGGTCGCCGCCTTTGTTCTCGGGCCGGACCAGGCCGTCGACCTTCCCGTTTATGTAGATCGCCCGGCGGGTGCCGTTCAAGTTCAGGCCGTCGACCTGGATGATGTCCTTGTATGTCAGGGCGTCGACCCACATGGGAACGCCGGCGACGTCGCGATAGGTCGGCGTCCTCGAGAAGTCGTCGTTCGTCGTGTAGCCGGTACTCACCCGCACGGAGCCGAGAACCGAAGGCCTGATGGCCTGGACCGCGGCTCCCGCGATGCTGTTGAGGTTCACGCCGCCGTTCCCTTTAATTCGCCGGCTCGGCCCGGTTCAAGATGGCGCGCGCCGTCGCCCGCAAATGCCGATCGTAGGGGAAAATCACCAGGACCGCCCTCGCCGAAGCCGCCCACTGCGTCGACGGGTGCTCGACCCCATCGAAGAGCCGGGCCAGGGCCCGCTCGGCGTAGAGGTTCGACGAGGCAAACGTCAAGCCGACGACGAGCCAAGAAGCCCGCCAAAACCGCAGCCAAAAATCCGGTCGCCGGAAAATGAAGCGGAAAGCTGACGGCGGTCTCAAACAAGATGGCGGCACCGGCGGCTATCTCCCCTCGACTTGCGAAGAATCGCCGCGCAATCAGCATGGCGACGATGGCGACGAAGAACATGACGCCGACGCCGAGCTCTACCATGAACTGCAGCGCGTCGCTATGAGCGAACTCTTCGAGTGACCCGGGGTGAGCTGCCGCCCACCATCCGAGCCCGCGCCCCGCCGGCTCGACCAGGGCAACCGCCGTGAGCCACAGAACCACTCGGGTTAAACCCGAGGCCGCCTTGTCTATGCCGAAGGCCCCCAGGGCGACGACGCCGGCGAGGAGCGCGCAGCCGAGCGCGGCCGGCCGAAGCCAGCGGACGACCGGGCGCCACCCCGCGACCAGCCCGACGACGACCGCGACGATACCGATTCGAGAGTGGCAAAGGAGAAGCGGGACCGACGTCGCCGACGCGAGCGCCCATCGATGCTTCCAAGCGGCCCAGGCCAAGACCGGGGCGGCGGTCTCGGCCAAGACCTCCGAGTTCATGAACGTGCCGGCCGGCGCGCCGAGCTGGTAAACGGGCGACCACCCCATCGCCTGCATGATGACGATGGGCGACGAGACCGCGACGCCCCAACCGAACGCCGCAATGACCGGGTCGAGGTCCTCGAGGCCTGCGGCCGCGACCATGGTTAGGGCGAGGAGCGACAAGAAGAAAAGCTCGAGACCGGCCGCTCTAGGGTCCGGCGACGTCCACGCGGAGGCCGCCGCCGCGAGGAGCCCGGCGAGAAGGAGGAGAGCAATCGGCGGGGACATCTTGCGGGGGTCGACGTCGGACGCGAGCGGAACCCCGACGGCGATGACCCACCATCGGGGCGACGAGCCGCCGGCGAAGATGCCGGGGCAATATGCGGCCGCGACGCAGAACGCCGCGGCCGCCATTCGATTGCGGAGAACGAAGCCCCACATCGCCGACTTTACTTCGACCGATCCCAGGTCGTGTTCGAGAGGCTGTAGGTGTAGCAAACCTTGGCATTCGCGGCGAGCGTGGTCACCGCGTCGTTGATCGTCTGCCCGGTGTTCGCGCTGACGTACAGAGCGGTGATGATTTGCGTCGAGAAGATGCAGGCCTCGGTCCCGTCAATCGGGTTCGGCGCCATCGTCACGTAGCCGGCGGCGAGAGTCCCGGCGGGCTTCAAAAGAAGTTGGCGCTGGTAGGTGTCGAAGGTCAAAGAGAACCCGGTCGAAGGGACCGACTTCACGTAAGAGAGGTTGCCGTTGACCGGGGCCATGCCGCCGCGCGTCGGATCGCCAATCGTGCCGTTGGCTCCGGCCGACGACGGGGCTCCGAACGGAAAAACTATGTCACCGATGCGGCTCGAGAACAGCGACGTGTTCGCGGCGAGGGCCGGAAGCGAGAGCACGGCGGCGACGGCCGCAGCAACTAGGACGGTCTTCATCGAGGTTCGCATGGGTCGCTCCTGGGTTAGGTCTTCACGCGGTAGTCGGCGCTGTTGATCATGTGTGACGTGTCGATGAGCGGTTTGTCAAAGCCCTTCTTCTTCACGGTAGAGGCCGCGAGCGGCGGAGCCCACAAATCTAGGATTGACGTCTGGAGCTGGCCCTTGATCCCGTCGCCCATGTAGCGAAGCGTCGCGACGACGTTGTAGTCGGTCGTCTTGAGCATCTTGCCCATGGCCGGTCCCCACCCGTCCTCCTTCTCCGCGATCATGTTGCGGAAGAACGGCCTCGAGGGCGTGTCACCGTGGCCCCAATCGTTGACCGCCGCGACCATCGCGACCGAGGTCCCGTCGGGGTAGGTCGCGTTCTCGAGGAAGCCGACCTGGACGACGCCGCCGGTCGCTACCTTTTGAGAGAGGTTCGCGAGATAGGCCGCCAGCTTGTCGCCGCCCCTGAGCGTGGCCATGCGGTCACCTGCGGCCGTAGAAGCCGAAGCCGCGCCCGCCTCGAGGAAAGCGGCCGCCCGTGACGTAGTGGAAGCCCCGGAAGATGGCGGTCGCCCGCCAATAGTCGGCGCCGTACTTCGTTTGATTGTACCAGGCCTCGTTCTCGGATTGCGTCGTCCCGTAGTCGGCCGCGACCGTCACACTGCCCTGGGTCGCCTGCGAGATGCGGCCGACCAGGTTCGAGGGCGCGACGCCGGCGACGGTCGCGTAGCGCGCCGCGATGTGGGCCGTCAGCATGTTGAGGAGCGAGCTCTGGACCGCCGCCGTGCTGACGGGCCCGGTCCCGTCGTTGCGGTGATAAATCGTCGCCTCGGCGAAGTAGAGCTCGAGGGTGCCGTTTTCTACCCCGGCAAATTCGGGGTAGCGAGCCTTGAAGGCGGCCGGGTCGAACGTGACGATGACGCCGGCCATCGAGGGCTTACGCCTCCGCGGGGATGAGGTCCGACTTCTCGATGCCGGTGACGTTCTTCGGCATGGGGCCCTTCGGCGTGCGCGGGTCCTGCTTTGGATCCTGGGCGAGCGCCTCGAGGCCCGACCGGACGCCGGCCTGCTCCTTCGCCTGGTCCATCGCGCTGTCACGCGACTTCGAGACGAAGATGAGGTTGTTGCGGACGACGTCGTGGTCCTTGTTCTGCTCGAGCCACCGCTCGATGAACGCCTTATCGACGTTCGGCGTGAGCGCGTAGCCGCCGACGATGAGCGCGACCGGCGCGACGCCGACGGGAACGGCCGCGCCGTGAAGGCGGACCATGTCACCGACCTGGACGGCGCGCTTCTCCATGCGGGTGCCGCCGCCGAGAACCGGGACCGGATTGTCGACCTGATCGAAGAGGCGGAGCAATAGGCCGTTCGGCGACTTGAGCCCGACGGTGACGACCTCGCGGGCCTTCGCGGAGCCGGCCGGGAAGACCTTCGGCTCGGCGGCCGGGGGAGTAGCGGTCTGGTTCTTCTTCTTCGTCATGGTCGGACGCTCCGGTTCGAGATGAAAGAACGAGACCCCGTAGACGCTAGCCGTTGCCGGCATTCCAGGTAGGAACCTGGACGTTCGCCTGGCTACAGGGTCTCGATTCCTTGCTTATACGCCGACCATCGCCGAGATGGCAAACGGCTGGCGGATGACCGTGCCCCAGGAGCCGCCCGAGACCTTCTGCTTGAAGGCCGAGAGCTCCTTGACGATGGCGTGAGCGCGCATCTTCTCGGAGTACGCGGCGAACGCCGTCTGCTGGCCTTCGACCGTCGGCGCGATCATCTGAATGAAGTTGCCGGCGGCGACGCCCTGCGGGTTCGAGCTCGAGAGCGCGCCGTACTGGACGGCGGTGATGATCTCGATGTTCGGGAAGTTCTTCTTGAGCAGGTCGTTGACGTTGACGTTGAACGAGTTCGTCGCGGTCAGGGCGACGGCCGAGCCCGGCGACATAGCCAAGACGATCTTGTCGGTCGCCTCGATGAGGCCGCCCGACTGATTGACGAGCTGGAGGAAGAGCGACTCGATGTCGAGATAGATTTCGTTCGCCGTCGCGACGATGACGCCGTTGTTGATCCACTTGACGCCGCCGTAGCCCTTGAGCGCCGGCGTGAGCGCCGCCGAGAGGCCTGGGTCGTTCAACAGGCCGTAGTTCTGGAGCCCGGCCACCCCGAAGAAGTAGGTCAGGTTCTCGTACTTGTGCATGACGGTGGCGGCCGACATGTCGAGCTCGCCGACCCAATTGATCTTGGCGAGGCCCGCACGCTCGAGCTCGCGCTCGCCGTACTGCTTGATGGTCTGGTAGATGTAGTTCTGGCGAGCGGGCCAGTTCGTGTTCGCGTTCGTCGAGCCGTTGTTCGAGTAGTCGCCGTAGCTCGAGACCTCGCCCGTGTTCTCGACGATGGGGAAGAGGATCGTGTCGTCGACCCAGGTCCCCTTCTTCTGCTCGCCGACGATCATCGCGGCCTTGTTCGGGGAGAACAGGACCCGGATGATCGTGGGGTCGATCATGGTGGTCAGGATCGCGGGGTACGCCCGCGTTCGGGTCGGTGGTGAGCGTCGGCAGGGCGTCCGATCGCCATGCCCATCTCGTCCATCGCGCCCTCGAAGTCCCGCTTGAAGTGCTGCGGGGTGTAGGACCGCACCGACGGCAGGACGATGCCGAGGGNCACGAGCTGATTGCGGTCCTGCTCGAAGTCGCGAACCGCTTCCTGATAGCTCTTCATGATCGTAGCTCCTTACCCTTTTTGTGCGGCGCTGCGCGCGGTTCCGATTAGCCCTGCAGCCAGGACGACATCTTGACGAGCTCGCCATTGAGGCCGGGCGACCGGCAGACCCACTTGGTCTCGACGTTGCTCGAGGACGTGATCGCCGTGCTGTTCACGACGGTCGCGCTGTTGACGATGTAGGTACCGAGGCCGCCGGTGCCGGTCCGGAAGGCCGTGATGTAGGTCCCGGCGTCGACGCCCGAACCCGCCAGGACGTCGCCGACGACGAACGTGCCGGTGAGCGCCGAGGCGGCGGTAAAGATGCCGAACGCCGCGGTGATGGTCGTCGAGGCGACCGTCTGCGGGATGCTGACCCGGTAGGTGCCGACGCCCTCGGCCGTGCCGGAGAGCTGCGCGAGGATGGTCGTGCCCGAGACGACGCCCGAGCCCGAGATGGTCGCGCCGACCGGGAGCGTGCCGGAGCCGACGGCGGTGATGGTGAGGACGTCGCCGGCGATGGAGCCGGTGAGCGAGCCGGCACCGGCCGCGATGGAGCCGGTGGCCGCGCCGCCGGCGGCCGGAGAGCCGGTCGCGGCGAACGTGATCTTGCCGTCGGCGAAGTTCGCGTAGGCCTTCATGCCCGGGACGGCGGCGGCCGCGCCGTCGTTGACGACCCAGAAGCCGCCCGCCTCGAAGAGCGTGATGCCGGTGCCCGGCAGCATCTTCATGGTCGAGGCCTCGAGGAAGCCGGTGATGAGCGCCTGCTGGTCGCGGTGCAGGAAGCCGACGACCGGGCCCGAGCCGAACGAGTTGGCTACGGCGGGCGCGCCGTCGCCGTCGACCTGAGAGGCCGAGAGCCAGGCGAAGCGGCCGGCGTAGAGCGCGGTACCGGAGACGAGACCGCCGGGGCCCGCGTTGACGGTGGCGCGCGGGTTGGCGTCGCAGAAGTCGCCGGCTACGCCGCGCGCAGGCTGGACGTTAACCTGGCTCTGAAAGTTGCTCATGATCGTCTCCTGTTGAACCGTTTCGTTGCGACGCGCCTGGGGCCGTTAGCCGATGCTGATGTTCTCGGTGCCCGGGAAGCGTTCGGCGAAGCCCTTGACCGGCCTTCGCGTCCATCGCGATGCGCGGCGACTTGCTCCGGCCCTTCTCGGCGCCGGGGACCGGGATGGCCGTGAGAATGGCCTTGTAGGCCGACGGGTGAACGTCGGTCAGGTCGAGGTCGGGCTTGATCGCCTTGAGCGTGTGCTCGTAGACCGCCTGCGCGCTGTCCATCGCGATCGCGATGTCGCCGACGTAGGGCTTCGCGATTTTGAGGGCCTCGTTAAGCGCGGCGTTCTCGGCGCGCATCTCGGCCTTGACGTCTTCGCGGGTCTTTTTGAGGGCCGCGTCCATCGCCGGCTTCGTGATCATGTTTTCCTTGTCCTTCTCGTCCTTGGCGATTTTTTCCTTCGCCGCCTTCTCCTTGGCGGCCTTCGCGGCGTCGTCGTCTTCCTCGTCGCCCGCGATGCCGGCGGAGGTCAGGGTCTCGAGCGCGGCCATGTCCTCGGGCGAGAGCTTGCCCTTGCAGAACTCCATGATCTTCGCGACGGGGTCCGCGTCGATGGCCGTGTCGTCGGTCTCGACGACCGGAGCGGTGGTGGCGGTGGCGGCCGCCGGGTCGGCGTCCTTGGCCTCGGCGACCTCGGCCGAGCCGAGCGTATCGAGGAGCGCGCCCAGGTCCTCAATCGACGCGTCCTGCGCCAAGAGGTCTTCGGTCGCCTTCGTGAGCTCGGCGATTATGCCGGCGCTCTTGGTCTTGAAATTCTTGGGAGTGATGCCCTTGAAGAGCGGGGTCAACTCGGCGATTCCGAACTTCGCGTCCTGCGCGAGCTTCGGTGCCAGGTGAGCGGCGAGCGCGCCGACCGCAACGGCAGCGAGGCGGCTGAGAACGATTTTCTTGGTGGCCATTTTGAGGTTTCCCTTGCTGTCGCCGACGATGACGTCATCACCGGCTCGTCCTTCGCTAACTAAGGCAACGTGGTTGCCGACGATGTTGCGCATTCTGCCGTCAAAACGCGTACCATTAAATTCTCCGGGAGTCATCTCCGCATCGTAATGGTACGCGGACGAGAGCTGACGCTTCCGGTCGGCCTCGACGTCGCCGATGGCTCCCTCTTCCCAAACCGCCAAGCTGTTGTCGAGATAGCCGCCGTCGAAGGCCGCGTCGGAGCCGGTCGCGCCGACCACGAGTTCGTGCGGGTGCTTCTTCGACGTCACCGGGACGTGCTTCTTGAGAATCGGTAGGCGGTTGAACGTGTCGACGGCCTTCGCCATCTCCTCCGGGTCGCGGAGGAGCATGTAGACCTTGTCGGGGTCGAGCCCGAGTTGCTTCCAGCGCGGAATCTCGCGGCCGACGTAGGGGTTCACGTCCGCCTTGCTGATGTGCGCCTTGCTGATGTGAAGGTGGCCGTCCTTGCTCTTGTCCCGGACCGAATCCTCGGGGGCCCGGTCGAACGCGAGCTTGATGACCTTTTCGTCGAGGGCGAGCGCGACCTTCTCATAGCCGCCGAGAAGCGTCACTCCCGGCACGCGGCCGGCGCGGTCTTGGGCGAGGATGGCGACCTGGGTCTGCATCTTTTCGTTCGATAGCACGGCTTCGACGCCGGGGTGTAGAGGTTTCGGCAGATTTTTTGCGTCGGCCCATACGAACGCGTCGTGCTCGTCGTTCAACTTCGGGTCGCGCGCCTCGTCGGTCGCCTCGACGAACGTCGAGAAGTCGACGCCCTCGCTCGAGGTCGAGCGGTCGAGTAGATGCAAGGACCCCAAGCTCTGGAGGCCGGTCTCCTCAAAGAGTTCGCGGCGCGCGGCCTGGCGCGAGTTCTGGTCGGTCGGCTCGACGCCGCCACCGGGGAAGCACCACTCGCCGGCGTGGTCGCCCGTCCCCGAGCGACGCAAGAACAGGATCCGGCCGTCGGGGGCCTTGAGCGCGATGCCGGCGGCCTGGACGGTCATCGCGAGTCCGTCCCGTTGACCTCGACGCATCGTCCCCCGCGAACGTAGCCGTGCCAGCCGCAATGGCCCTCGCAATTGATCGACGGAGAGAGCGTCGGGTTCTCGCGGTTGCCGTCCCAATCCCATTGAGGGCGGCCGCCGTTCTGGCCTTGAGGGTCGCGCTTGATTCCGTGAGCGGCCGTGTGCGGGCCCTCGGCGAGGAGGAGGTTCTCGCACTTCGTGCCCGGGAGCCGGACGTCCTTGCCGCGATTGTGTCCGACGCAACGGAAAGAGAACCGGGCGGGTTTCTCGCCCTCGGCGACCGGCGCGCCGGCGATGTTCAGAAACTCGACGTTGGCAACGCTCACGAGACGTCTCGCGCTGGCAGAGGAAGGTCGGGAAGTGGAACGGCCTTGCCCTTTAGGTCGTGCCACGAGTCGCCGCAGAAGTTCAGGACGCCATCGGTGATGATGTAATGGCAAACCCGGCCGCGGCTGTCGAGGATTTGCTTGAAGCTCGGCTCGAACGTCGGCTTCTCGAGGTCGCTGTTGAACGTCCAGCCGGCGTCGGGAAGCGGGTGCATGTTCGCGCAGCCCGGGCACCAATGAAAGAACCGGCCCTCGGCGCGTCGAAGCTTTGCGCTGACTTGGGCCATCCGGAGACCTTTAGCGGTAGTAACCCCAGGCCGAGACCGAGACGACGCCGCCCGAGCCTGGAGCCGGCGAGACGACCGCGATGGCGACGTTCTGCGCGGATGCCGGGATGCAATCGGCACCGACCGGCGGCTCGGTCACGCCGACGCCCGAGGCGACCGGCGCGGTGAAATGATTGAAGTGGAGCGTCCCGGTGACGACCCCGGTGACCGTCGCGTCGCCGGTGGCGGCGGCGGTCGCGTTCGACCTGATTGAGAACCCGCAGAGGAACGCGGTCTTGCCCGGTACCGCCGCGATGGTCGCGGTCGTCGCGGCGGTCGTCCCGGTCGCCGACGCGGTGACGGGCGTCGCCCCGAAGTATTGCGCGGCCGAGACCGGCTGCGCGCGGCCGCCGGTCGGGAAGGCGAGAGCGAAGGCGAGGACGCCGGCGAGGAGCGAAGCGCGGGTTCGGTTCATCGTCGACGTCCTCTTTTGGTTTAGGCGAAGTGCTTGAGCTTGCCGAGGAGCGGCTCGATTCGCGCGAGCGTCTCCTCGAGCTTGGCGAGCCGGTCTTCGACGTGCGGCCGCTCGGCGGTCTCGGCGGCGTCGGCCTCCGCCTCGATGCTCTCCTGGTCGCGGCCGAACTCGCTGAGATAGTTCTCGTGGCGCTCCTGGAGCGTGCCGCGCAAATCCGTCATCTCGTTCTGGAGCCAGTTGCGCAGGTCGTGAAGCGTCTGCTGGTTTTCGTCGAGGGCGGTCGCGACCCGCTTCTCGAGGGTAGCCATCCGCTCTTCGAGCGAGCCCGGCTGGTCGGCCGTTGCGGCGGCCGCGCCAGAGGTCGCCTCGGGCGCGCCCTTGCCGACGACCTGGTCGGGAGAGGCGGCTTGCGCCGGCGGAACGAACGGGGCCTTCGGGCCACCATCGTCGTCGACCGCCGTGACCTTCGCGTTCGGGTCGGGCTGCTTGCCGTCCTCGACGAGCGCGGCGTGGTCGAGCTCGGGTTGCGCCGGGTTCGGGTTGGCGTCGGTCGCGGAGGCGGCGGCCGCGTCCGGAGCTTGGAGCTGCTCGGCGGTCGGCTGTTCGGAGGCCTCGGCGGCCTTCTCGTCGGTTGCGGCTAGCTTCTGGTCGAGCGGCGCGTCGTGAAGGCTCTCGTCGACGGCGGGTGCGGTGGTGGCTTGGTCGGTAGGCTTCTGGTCGGCGTTGAGCATGGTGGCGGTCCTCGTCCTGGTTCTTACCCCTGTTGACTCCGCATAACACCGAATCCGGACGCCGTCACCTGTCGTTCAGCAGGAATGATAACAGGGCGTGAGCGTGAGGCGGTTCGCCGCCGCGAAGAGCGCCTCCTGGATTTGCTTCGCGCGCTCCGGCTCGAGCGTTCCCTCGCCGTAGGCGACGAGCTCCTCGAGGTTGGCGCCGACGGCCTCGGCCCGGGCCTTGAAATACCCGTTCGGCGCGATGACGACCTCGGCGTGGGTGATGGTCACGACGGGAATCCCGGAATGATCGACACAGAGATGCACCGGCAGTTCGGCTCCTCGCCCGGGAAGACCCATTGCCCCTTGTCGCCGATGGGAAGGCCCTTCTTTACGTCGTACTTCGTCCCGTTCGCCGCGACGTGCTTCGGCCGCGGGTGCTTGCCGCCGCCCGAGTGTCGCCAATAGGCCTCGGTCACTCCGATTTCGTCCTGGCGCGCGCGGGTCATCGCCGACGTCGCCTTGTTGTTCTGGTCGAGCGCGATGAACGCCGCCCGGCGCTTCGTGACCCCGTGCTGGTTCTCGAGGTACTCGACGAGCGGGCCCAGGTCGCGGCCCGACTGAATCGAGCGCATGACCGCGCCCTGGACGTTCGTGAGGTATTGCTGCGGGATGGACCTGATGAGCCCGACGTTCGCCTCGATGGTCGAGCCGAGGACGTTCTCCATCGCGGGGGTCATCTGGAATTGAACCGAGATGCCCCCGTCCTTGAGCGCCTTGCGCAGCGCGGCGTCGGTCCGCTCGTAGACCTGGGTCGAGAAGTATTCGGCGAGCGCCGGCGCCATCGCGTCGAACTTCGCCTGCCATCGGACCGCGAGCTCGTTGACCGCCTCTTGGAGGTCCTCGACCGGGACGTGTTGGCCGAGCTCGATCTTCGCGTTGCGGAGGGCCGCCGCCTGGGTCTTGAACTTGCGAGGCCGCCCCGTGTTCGTCCGGAGCGGGTCGCCGTCGACGTAGGCAATCCACTCGGTCTTGCCGGCGGCGTTGATCTGCTCGCGGACCTCAATCTCGATGGTCGGCGCGATGGCGTCCTGCGCGATCGCCGGGAGGTTCGCGCGGTAGGCCGCCCCGACCCAATACTCGACCGAGCGGGCCATCTCGTTGACGAGCTTCTCGATGCGCGCGCGGTACGCCGCCTCGATGCCGGCGTTCGGATGCACCGCGCGAAGCGTCTTCTCGCGGGGCCGCCGCCTCATCATGCGGCCATCCTCGGCGGTTTACTCTTTGCGGCCGGGGGCCGAACGCGCGCGGCCGGCTTCTCGAGTGCGGGCTTCGGCGGCGGCTTTCCGCCCGGGCCCGGACCGGGCTCGAGGTCCGAGAAGTCGTCGGCCTCGCCGCCGAGGTCGGCCGTCTCGTCGGTCTGCTCGGGAAGGTCGGTCGGGTCGAGCCCGTGATAGGGCGAGCTCGGCGTCCCGGCGAGCCGCCGACGGACGTCCTCGGGCCCGATGGCCGCCGCGTCGACGTAGATCGCGTCGGTCTCGGCGCGGATTTTCTCGACCTCGGCCTCGCCCTTCTCGTCGAGCGACCAGAGCGGCTCGAACACGAAGCCGATTTCCGGGTCGATGACCCCGAACTCCGATAGCTGGATGAAGTTGATGACCCGCGTGAGCTTGTCCTTGAAGAGCTTCTGCTGGAACGCCGCGATGTTGTCGTAGAAGACCCGGATCTCGGGCTCGGCCGTCGCGTTAAGGCCCGCCGGCGAGATGCCGAGGAGCTTGACGAGCGGAATGCCGCAAGCCGACGCCATGTGCTCTTGCGACTGAGCTTGGAGGAGGTCGAGCGACGTGAGCGGGGTCGTTACGTTCTTGAAGTCCTCCTTGTTCTTGTCGAGGAGCATCATGTTCTCGTTGTCGCGCATGTTGTTGAACAACTCTGCGCGCTTGAAGAGCTCGAGGCCCTGATTCTCGAGCCATGCGCTCATGTCGGTCGAGAGGATGGGGACCGAGAACGACGAGATGAGATTCGAGACCGACTGGCGGGTCTCGAGCCAATTGTCGACGTAGGGCTTGACCATCTGCGAGAGCGAGAGGCCGCCGAACGCATAGGCCGGCTTGAGCAGGTCGGGGACCTCGCGGCCGACGAACGTCAGCAGGCGCGAGACGTGGACCTCCTTCCCCTGAACGAACCACGTCTCCGGATTGTACCAGGTCGTCTTGAGCGGATCGTTCGAGTTGTAGGTCGACGGGTAGCACCAGACCGGCTCGACGACCTTGAGATAGCGGAGCGAGCCCTTCCCGACCTTGAGCTTCGTTCGCTCGTCGTCGGCCCGGCCCGAGCCGATGGATTGCTTGAGCTCGTCCCGGTCGTCGACGACGCCCTCGGGCCCGACGTCGAGGTAAAGGTGCGACCGGCCGAAGAACCCGTCGTGCTCGGCGATTTCCCGGAAGCGGTCCTGGACCTTGAACTTCTCAATCGCCTCGTTGAGCAGCTTGATCTTCTCGGTCTTGTCGGTCTTGCCCGTCGCCTGGAGCGTGATCCACTTCCGGGTCATTTCGGTCGCGATGACCTCGGAGACCCGCCGGAACTCGGTCCGCTGCGCGAGCTCCGAGAGGTAGGCGTAGCCGAGGAAGGTCGTCCCCTCCCAAAACGCGCCGTTATAGAGCGCCTGCGACGCCCACGCGATGGAGTCGACGATTTGCTCGTCCATCGCGAGGAGCGCGTCCTCGTCGCCCTCGGGCAGGACCCCGGGCTTCGGCTTGGCGGCCTCGAACCAGTTCTGGAACGACTTGCGGCGCTTCCGGCGCGACCGGGCGATGATCCCGTCGCTGATCTTGATGCGCTGGTCCTTCGGCGGAGCGAGGGCCTTCCGCTTCTCCTCGAACTGCGCGAACAGACGGTCGAAGACCTCTTGCTCCTGGCGGGCGGCCTTCTTCTTCGCCTTGCGCTTCTCTCGATTTTTCACCGCCGTCTCCTTTTCCGCATGACGCCCATCGCCGACCTTTTGAGGAGCTCGTCGCTGATGTGAAGCCCGGCCTCGCCGCGCGCCCGCCGCATCATGACGCCGTCGGCCAGGTTCGGGCTTCGCATCCCGTCCGGCGATTTGTCTACCACGATTTTGCCCGCGCCGTTGATCTTGTAGGTCGGCTGACTGAGCTCGGCGACGAGCTGCAGGTAGTTCGGCATCTTCGAGGAGATGGAGATTATCTCGTCGGGCGAGCAGACCTTCGCCGGGTCGATGGGCTGTCCGGTCTTGACCGAGGCCTTGAGTGCCTCGACCCACCGATAGGTCCGCTGGAACGCGCGGCGGAGCACCCACCAATCCTGGGCCTTCCGGTTCTCGAAGTAGTCCTCGTTCTTGCGGCCCTTGACGTCCTCGCCCTGCGGCTCGAAGACGGCGGCCGAACCGCGATAGGCCTCGACGGCTATCGTCTTGCGGCCGGCCTTCGTCCGCTGCTCGTTGATGACCCGGGCGTCGCCCCGGACCAAGGCGCCGACGCCGTCGCTATCGTACCGGAACCGCTCAATGCCGTACTCATCGCAAATATCGAACGCCCGCTGGACGGTGTAGAACGTGTCCGAGCCTCGGCCGGACCATTCCTCGGCGACGCTTATCTCGACGCCCTGACCGCCGCACATCGCGTTCTTGTCGACGCCCTCATCGGCGACGTCGAGCGCGAGCGCGAAGCGGCCGGACACCGCGATGCCGAGGAGCTCCGCCGCATCGATCGACGAGCGGACCCACGCGCCCGGGATGACGATGCCCTCGACCGACGCCCGAATAGTCGCGGTCGATTTCCTGGGCGACCGTGACCGGGTCGAGCTCGTCGACCTGCTTCGCGTACCAGGCGTCGTCCTTGCGCGGGTCGTCCCGCCAATCGCAGATGAAGACGAACTCGGGGTCGGCGACGAGCTTCTTGTTGTGGCGCTTCTGCGCGAACGGGTTGTTCATCCCGGTTGACCGACGAGATGTCCATGCGGCAGTTCGTCGTCTGCGAGAGCGAATGCTCGACGAGCATCGGCCGGGCGAGGTAGGCGCTCTCGTCGACGAACGCGATGGACGCGCGGTCGCCGCGGCCGATTTGATCGCCCGCCTCGCCGGTCATCGTCGAGCCGGTGTCGGGGAAGGTCAGTCGCATGTGGGGCGCGTCGCGCCAGGACTCGAACGTCCCGCGAAACTCGGCCGGGAGATTGTCGACGAACTGACGGGCCTTCGGGAAGAGCGCCTTCGGGTGGCCTATCTTGTCGACGTACTCCTCCTTGCGCGAGCCGTAGCTTATGTTCAGGCCCTCGTAGAACAGGCAGAGCGTCGCGCCGAGAGCGACCGAGAGCCAGGACAAGCCCCAATCGCGGCTCTTCTCCGAAAGACCGGGCTTCTGCGCGTGCCATCGCCTTATGACCCACTGGACCCAGGCGCGTTGCTTCGCCCACAGGACGAACGGGACCATCGACGGGAGACCGCGCTCGACCAGGCGGGGGTCGCTCGTCACGCCCCAATCGGAGATGAAGTCGGCCGGGTTCGCCCGGTAGTAGTCCTTCACCCCCGGGAGGAGCTCGGGCTTTTCGCGCAGGCGCTTGAGCGTCTTCGTGCGGTGCTTGTAGATCGCCGCATAGTCCGGGTTCTTATAGTTGATTTTCATTCGTCGTCGACGGCCGCACCCGCCGGCGAGAGCATCAAGAGCCGATAGGCGCGCGCCGCCTCGACTGCGTTCATCTTCTTCGAGCTGCTCCCGATGGTCTTCGCGCCATCACCCGGGCGAAGGTCCGGGTTCGGTGCCATGACGCCGATCGCGCGGAAGGTCGGCGACTGATAGGGGGCGAGGTCCGCCGCCGTGTCCGTCGCGAGCTTCGCATAGGTGATGAACTTCGCCTCGTTCGGCTCGCGGCCCGGCGGAACGGGTGTGCCCGGCGGAAGCGGCTGATAGGCGGCCGCCATGCCGGCGAACAGCAGCATGAACTCCTCGAGGACTTCCTTCGCGAGCTTCTTGCCGTTCGCCTTCGCCTCGGCGTTCTGTTTCGCGGCCTCGAGCGCGCGCTCGACCGTCGCCTTGTTCGGGATGCCGGGCTTCCGGCCTTGTCCTCGACCGGCGCCGCCCCTGTTGCCTTTGCCGGTCGGTTTCGTCATCGGTCGGAGCTTTGTTTATTTTTCAGGGAAAATCAAACGCCGGAGTGGCGAGGGGAGCCCGTTCCAGGGTCCGGGGATGGAGGGCTCGAGCGGTTCTTGCGGGCGTTTATCTCCCACAGGACTTTGTCTCTCTCGAACCAATCGCCGTTTCCCTCTACTTCGTCGTCGTACATGCGTTCTTCGAGGGCGAGAAGCGCGGCGTCGGAAAGGCCGGCGTAGTCGGGCTCTGTTGCCATCAGGCCTTCTCCGGGGAAATCCAATAAGCGGGTGTGTCGACGAACGACGGGCGGGGTATTCCCCTACGCCTTAGTCCCTCGGTGATGATGGCGGCCCTTATGTGGCTCACCTGGATGGGATGGAGGCCCTTGAACGGTTCTCCGCGCTCGAGGAGGTTGGCGGCGTAGAGGACGACCGCATAAGGGAGATAGAAGTCGCGGGCGATAGCGAAGAACGGCATCGACGTGACGCGGCCCGCTCCGAGGCCTATCCGAACCTTGTCGACCATGAAGCCGACCTCGTCGAGCTCGCGGCCGGTCCCGCGCTCGGCCGCGTATCGCTGGAGCTCGTTCAGGCCGGTGGCGTCGAGCAGGCGAAGGCGGAAGGACGCGTCGGTCTCGAGGCCGCCGACGACCTGTCCGCGAAACTGCTCGAGCCGCTCGTTGAAGTCCTGCGCATCCCTCGCCTCGGTCGCGGTCATGGGGCGCTGCGCGCGGCCGAGCATCCGGTCCTCGAGGTTCGCGTAGAGCGGGACGTCCTTGGTGTCGGTCATTGGTTCTTCCTCCGGCCCTTACTTGAAAATCGACGCGCGGACGGCCGCGTCCTTCGCCTCGAGCAGCTTGCGCAGCGCGACGGTCCGCTCGGGATTGCGCGGGAGCGAGCCAACCATCGACTCGGCGAGGTCGCCGAACGGCTTTGATATTTCCTGGAGCGCGGCGGGCAAGTGGCCGTAGGCGAAGAACTGGAGGATGGGCTCGATTGCGCGTTGCTCGGGCGTCGATTTACCTGGGGTCATCGTCTTGGTCCTTCTGTTACCGGGCGGCGAGCCGGCGGGCGTCGAGTTCCTTGAGCAACTTGACCACGGCGCTTGCGTGGGCGACGAGCATCAAATCGGTTTTGCCTGGAGCTGGCGCGCCCGAGACTTCGCAAACGCGGATGACCTCCGCGACGTAGAGGTCGACGGCTTCCTGCTCGGTAAGCAGGGACGAGTGAGACATAGGACTTCCTTTCAGACGGTTGATACGAACTCGAGCTTCCGGACGGGAACGCCGGCGACCGTCAGCGCCTGGGTGTCTTGAGGGAAGGCGAACGCCCGCAGGACGTCGCGGAAGAACGGCTCGTCGACCCACACCGAGGCGAGCTCGAGCGCGGCGGCGGCCGCGTCCTGCTTGGCCCTAGCGACGAGCCGACGGATTCTCTCTTGCGGGCTTTCGGGTTTGCGCTTTGGCATTTGGTTCTTCCTTGAGCGGCGACTTTAACGCGCCGGAGCCAACGCGTCGAAGACTATCTAAGCTCCAAAGCGATAGCTGGCCCTTGAGAGCGACGGCGCTCTCGCCGAGCTCCTCGAGGATGACGGGGGCCGCCGGGTCGTCGCCGTGGATCTTCGCGACGCGGAGCGCCCGGCCCCAAAAGTAGACGACCTGGTCGACGGCGACCTTCGCCTGCCGCGTTATCGCGGGCCGGTGGAAGCGAAGGACGCTCACGCCGGCGAGGGCCCGGTGAACGGCTCTAGGCTCGAGACGCCGCGCTGCGCCCGCCACGAGACGGCGAAGGCCTGGAGCCACGCGAGGGCGAGGTCGAGCTCTACGTCGATTTGATTGGCGATGAACTCGCTCGGGACCTTCCCGTCGAGGACGTGGGCGACGACGGCCGCCGGCTCGAGCTCGATCTTCGAAAGGTAGACGACCGCCGCGTGAACGCTCGCCTCGGCGTAGAGGGTCTTCTTCTCGTCGAGCTTCTGCAGGCGGTCTTTGCCGGCGGAGCTCGACCTGCTCCGGCGTCGACTTGATCCGCTGGCCTCGTCGCGATCGCGCGGCGGCCTTCATCTCGGGAATGAAAATGACCGGAAGGATGATGACCGTCGCGGGCTCGGGCCGGGGCGAGAACGGCGTGTCGAGCCGGTCGGGAAACTTGATGACCTCGCCCTTCATAGCTCGCGGCTCTCGGTTCGAGCGGCCCCTCCGGAGCGCCCGACGTGGCGCGCTCCGGAGGTCCTTCTCTGCTCGGGGGTGTATGAACTCGCCGCCCGGACGCGATACAAACTCAACTCCCGGGCGACATTCCGGCTACGGCCGGAAACTTGGTTGCGAGGGTCGGATTTGAACCGACGACCTTCAGGTTATGAGCCTAACGAGCTACCGGGCTGCTCTACCCCGCGACGAGGAAACTAGGGGCGATTCGGGTTGAAGTCCACGCTCGCCCGGACGCAATCCCCCGTCGTTATCATGGGTCGGTGGACGAGCTTTTCTAGCCGAAATACTTGATAGGTCTGCCACACGGCGATGAAGGCAAGAATCACGGCCGCAATTCTCGATGTCGACATTTTAGGATATTTCCCCCCTTTGTTTTTCGCCGCTCGCGGCTATCTCGGCCGCGCTCTTCCACCGATGACCGAGGATGACTCCGTTCAGGTGGTCGATTTCATGCTGGATGACCCGGGCCGGAAGACCGTGCGCGTCGTAGAAGCGAAGGTCGCCGTCGCGATTCCAGAACTTGACCCGGACGCTGTGCGGCCGCGTGATCATCATGCGCGCGCCCGGCGACGAGAGGCACTCCTCGACGCCCTTCTCGGTTCTCTCCGACTTCTCGACGACGACCGGGTTGATCATCGCGAAGTGCGGCGAGCCGGTCAGTTTGACCGACAAAACTATGATCCGGCTCGTGTACCCGACCTGCGGTGCCGCGAGCCCGAGGGCCTTCGCCTGGAGCATCGTCTCGCGCATGTCGTTTATCAACACGACGAAGCCCGGCGCCGGCGGCAGGAGACCGCCGATGCCCGAGACCTCCTCGCAGACGGCGATGAGGCGCGGGTCCGGAAGCTGGAGGATTGGAAGGATCATCGGCGGAGGCCCGTCAGGAGGAAGAACTCGTGAGACGCGTCGGCGGAGTCGGCCCGGAACGTGTAGCCGTCGATGATTTCGAGGGCGCGCCGCCGGTGCTCGATTTGCTCCTTCATCGAATCGAGAACGCTGCGGGCCTTCGCGATTTGCCGCTCGAGGCTCCGCTCGATGGGGTTCGCGGGGTCCTTCCCCGAGAACCGGCCCTTGAAATCGATGACGAACTTGATCGCCTTCTCGGTCTGAAAAATCTCGGCCGTCTGCGCGCTGATCTGCTCGTTCATCTGCTGACGAAACTCGGCGACCAGGTCGCGCCGGCGCGGGTCGAGGTACGGGTCGAAGTTCGTCGCGTAGGCGGCGACCACCCCGCCGATGAACGCGTCGATGAGCTGAATGGCCCCCGCCCTGGCGTTGTCCGGCTTGTCCTCGGTGACCTTCCCTTCGCGGTCGAAGGTCGCCCGGCGCGACTCGTCCATCAGGATGTTGTGGGCGAGGCCGATTTCGGCGAAGGCCTCGGCCGAGCCGCCGGCGTCGGGGTGCTTCTCCTTCGAGAGCCGCCGGTAGGCCGCCCGAATCTCGGCGGGCGTCGCCGTCCGCTCGAGGCCGAGGACGGCGTATGGGTCGAAGTCGCTCATTTGGCGGCCTAGAATTGTTCAGGTGGGGTGCTGGTAACGGGCTCCCCGGTATAGCTCAGGCGAGCGATTCGCCGCCATCCCCTTCGGTGGACGCGGCGGGAAAAAACCCGCTAGGGTACTCCTTCGATTCCTGGGGATAACTTCGAGGGGCAAGACAAATGAACCATCAGCGCGTCGTCGGGGTGCTGTCACCGCAGCAGCGCAACTTCTTGATAAAGCACATCGACGGTGGCCGCGAGATTCCGGTCCCGGTCTTCATCTCCGAGGAGAAGGGAGCCCGCGCGGTCCTCATAAGGCTCGGCCTCCTTCGCCCCAACCGCAAGCAATTCGCCTCGAAGACCTTCATGACCGACGACGGCCGGATGGTCCTCGCGATCATCCTCGGCGAGTACGCAGACGCGCTCGTCCGCGCGGGTTTCGTCGGCGTGGCGTCGCCGCTCGGCACCGCGCCGCTCCAACCGGTTGACGCCGTCGACCCCATTCGCGACGAGACCTACGAGGACGAGCCCGCTTGACGGTTCGTTAACCGACCGGACCTACGCTCGAGCTCCCGACAAACGAGGAGCTGAGCATGTCCCCCGAACATTCCGCCGTCGAAGTGTCGCGCTGGACGCGAGAGGCCGAGGCCGCCGTCGCCCTCCGGATCTCGCTCGAGCAGAGCGGCGAGGCCTTCGCCGCCCCGTCCTGGATCAGGTTCGCTTGCGAGGAGAGCGTCCGGCTCGTCGCCGTCGCCTTCTTCGTCGCGGTCGTCCTGGGATGGGCCGCGATCTTCGCCGTCTAGTTCTCGAAGACGAACCCGGCGAAGTCGCCAAACCGGAAGACCTCGACGAAGCCCGGGAGCTCGGCCGTGCTCATAGGCCGCTGGAGCCCGGCGATGGAGAGCTCCTTCGCGATGATTTCCGCCGGTAGCGCGCCGTTCTCGTATTTGGCCGCGAGCGTGAGCCGGAAGGCGACGGTCCCGAGATAACCCGGGTTCGGAATCATCTTGTCGAAGACGACGACGGCGCCGCCCGGCGAAAGCGCGGCCTTCATCCGTTCGACGAGCGCCAGGCGTTGCGAGACCGGAACGAACATCAGCGAGAGGAAGCAGACGATGAGGTCGGGCTTCTTCGACGCGAAGTCGAACTTCTCCGCCTCGACGACGATGAGCTGACCCGGCCCCCGATAAACGTCGACCATCGCCGGCGACGCGTCGATCGACACGAGCTCGGCGTCGCGCGCCTTGAGCGTCTCCTCGATGGCGCGACCGACGTTGCCGGTCGACGCGCCGACGTCGACGACGACGCCGCCCTTCGGAACATAGGAGCGGGCGAGATGCGAGACGATTCCCGTCGCAATGTCGTACCAGGGGAGTTGCTCGCGAACGTGCGAGTCGAAGCCCTCGGCAACCTCCCGGCTGCGGAAGGTCCATTCCTTCGGAACGGCTAGGGTTTTGGTGCTCTTAGCCACCTGATGTTCCTCGCGTTTTTCGTGCAATTTCGCATTGTACATTCGCCGCGCCGCACCCTCTATATTGCACGCGGGATATTTCCCGGCAACAGGAGAAGAACCGATGAAGACCGAGCTTATGATCGACGGCCGCCGCGTCGACCTCTTCGACGACATGACCGTCGAACACGAACACCACTATTCCGCGATCAAATATCGCGACGTCTCGATTGCGATGTTCGACGTCGGCTTCGAGGTCGCCGACCGCTACGTCGGCCCGTTCGGAGTTCAGTGGGACGACGGTTCGGTCACCCACGTTCCCGACCTTGGCATCGCTCGCCGTATTATCGACTCGCGCCTCGGTTCGCTCGCCGGTCTTCCCGAGACGGGCCTTCTTCGCCGCGCGATTGAGGTCGACGACCTCGAGCTCGCGTTCGCTCTCCTCGCCCCGGTCCTCGGAATTTACTACCGCGACACCCTCGACGGAATTTTCTCTGATAACGACCGTCGCGAGTGGCGCGACGCCGGCGTCTCGAATCATCGGGTGAACGAACTCTCGCGGTGGTTCGCCGCCGAGCTCGAGTACNCCGCGCCCGCTCACTCGACCTACGGGATGCACAACCAGCGCCCGGCCGCCGTCTAAACGAACGAACAGGAAGAACCAATGACCGCTCCTCGCCTCAAGCTCATCATCACCACTCCCGAGTTCTTCGCGACGCCGTTCAAGAAGCTCGTCGTCGAGACGCCGGAGTTCACCGACCGCGTCTACTTCCTGAAAGACGGTCGCCTCGTTGCCGTCGGCCTCCCGGCCTAACCGCAGCCTCGAGCGCCCGGCCTCGGCCGGACGCTCCGGGGTGCAGTCCCGCGCCAAGGAGAAGAACCAATGAAAACCGGAAAGACCCTTTCGCAGCTCGCAGCCGAAATCGAGCGGCAGAGTGAGACGAAGAAGGACTACGTCGCGACGACCGGCAAGGGCGTCGACTTCACGCTCGACTTGACCGGCCGCCCCCACAAGGACGACGGCGCCGACCGCTACAATCCGAACTTCGGAAAACCGGCCATCGTCCTCGAGAACACCGGCCGCTTCCCGCTCTCGCCAATCGCACACGAGCAGGTCGCCGAGACCGTCGGCATCCCGAAGAAGTATTACGACCGGATGCTGCTCGAGGCCCCCGAGCTGCTCGTCGACAACGTCCGGACTTGGTTCAAGAAGAAGCCCGAGGCCCGGATGGTTCGGACGCTCGACAATCGCGCCCGGGCGTTCCTCTCCGACAAGTTCCAGCCGCTCGACAACCATGACTTTGCGAACGCGACCCTCCCGCTCTTGAATGACCGGAAGCTCGAAATCGTTAGCTGCGAAATTACCGAGAAGCGCCTCTATATCAAGGCGATCGACACCCGGCTCTTCCGCGACGTGCCCGTCGGCCACAAGATGGGGGACGGCACGCACACGTTCTTCGATACCTGCGCGCCGGCGATCATCCTGTCGAACTCTGAGGTCGGCTTCGGCCGTCTCGTCGTCGAGACCGGCGTCTATACCAAGGCCTGTACGAACTTGGCGCTCTTCGCCAAGGGCGGGATGAAGCGGACCCACGTCGGCGCCCGCCATCGTCTTACCGAAGGAATGGACGTCGCCGACCTCGATTCGATCATGTCGTCGCTCACGAAGCGGAAGACGATGGAGGCGCTCTGGCTCCAGGTCCGCGACGTCGTCGCGTCGGCCTTCGACGAGAAGGTCATCGGCAAGCGCCTCGATCAAATCGCGGCGACTGCCGGCGTCCAAATCACCGGCAAGGTCGAGAAGGTCGTCGAGGTCACGGCGAAACACTTCGACCTCTCCGACGTCGAGCGCGAGTCCGTCCTCAAGCACTTGATTCAGGGGCGCTCCCTAAGCCAGTACGGATTGCACGCGGCAATCACCAGGGCCGCCCAGGACCTCGAAGACTACGACCGGGCAACCGACCTCGAGTACATCGGCGGCCGTGTTATCGAGCTCCCGCGTCAAGACTTCGCGCGGCTCGCCGAAGCCGCCTAGTCAGGACCGCGACCTAGCGGGGAGGGCGCGAGCTCTCCCCGACGGGGCGCAGCACCGCGTCGAAGGAGGAAGAACCAATGACTAACGCGATGCATCGGAAGGTCGCCGCCACCGACGCGGTCGACCTAAGCAAGAACAAACGAGAGGGCGACTACTACGTCCTCGAGCGGTTCGTCGACGACGTCGACTACTGCGACCTCGAGAAGACCGCTTGGATTTGGTCAATCGGCCGCCGTCATTCCGACGGCGTCATCCTCGCGAGCACGTCGGCCGACCTCTACCAGAACCCCGATTTCGAGTGCCTCTGGCTTCGATGACCGCAGCCTAGCGCCGGTGGCTTCGGCCGCCGGCGACGGGGTGGGGTCGTCCCGCCGATTGAAAGGAAGAACCACGATGAAGAAAACTCCCAACCCGGTCGACAAGCACGTCGGCGCCCGCGTCCGGATGCGCCGGATGATGCTCTCGATGTCGCAGGAGAAGCTCGGCGACGCCCTCGGCCTGACGTTCCAGCAGGTCCAGAAGTACGAGAAGGGCACGAACCGAATCGGCGCGTCCCGGCTCCAGCACATCTCGACCATCCTCCAGGTCCCGGTCGCGTTCTTCTTCGAGAACGCCCCGGTGGTCGGCGAACGCTCGAAGCAGATGATCGTCGACGACGTCGCCGTCTCGCCGTCCATCGTCGCCGACTTCCTCGCGACGAGCGACGGGCTCTCGATCGTCCGGTCGTTCTCCGGCATCAAGAGCGCGAAGACCCGCCGGAAGTTCGTCGAGCTCGCCGCGCAGTTGGCCGGGGAATAGCCGATGGCGAAGCCCCTCGGACCGAAGGAGCTCCAACGCCGCGCCTTCCGCGAGGCGCTCGCCGTCCCCGGAAGAGCCTCCGGCACGAACCGGGTCGAGCGTCCGCGCTCGACCGCGGAACCGACCCTAACCCCGCCGCCGGCGCCGCCCGCGGCAACCCAGGAGAACACCGTGAAGAAACCGACGAAGAAGGCCGCCACGAAGCGCAAGCCGGCGGCGAAGAAGAAGGCGAAGGCCCCGGCCGGGGCGCGCGCGGACGGGCTCCGCGAGGGCTCGAAGCAGGCAATCATGATCGACATGGCTCTACGCGGCGAGGGCGCGACCGAGAAGGCGATTTGCAAGAAGCTTGGCTGGAAGAAGTGCAAGTCGACGCTCGGCCGGGTCGCCGCGAAGGTCGGAGCGACGCTCACCTCGAGCAAGAACGTCGCCGGCGACGTCGTCTGGTTCGCGACGATGCCGAAGAAGGCCGCGTGAGATGGACCTCTACATTCACCACGGTCGGAAGTCGCCCGACGAGAAGCTCGACAACTGGGGTCCGCAAGGGCCCCGGTTGAAGGGCGTTAAGGGAATCCATCAGACCTACGGCAACCCGGCGAACGTCTTCTTCGTCGACGCGGCCGCAAAGGAGGAGGCGAAGCGCCTAACCGGATGGGAGGAGTGGGACGACAACGCGCTCACCATGCGATGGGGACCGGGTCCGGCACCGACGGCGAACGAGCTCGTCGTTTGCAAGGGNCCCNACGGGGGTCGAGATGTTCTACGGCGATTGGGGGCTAATGTGACCGAGCAAAAAACGAGGCTCACCAACGTCTATTCCCAGGACGTTATGATCTGCGCGACCGTCTACGTTAAGGCGAGCAGCAAGGACGAGGCCGCGCAAATCGTCCGGGAGCTCAAGGATCGTTCGCCCGCCATCCATGATTCGGACGGCGACGTCGAGGTCTCGGGGCTCGCACTCGACAACCCGGACCTCCCCGACGTCAGCTTCTCGCCGGCGATGTCGATTTGCGAGCCGGTCCCAAACACGAAGCCGGAGCTCCAGGAGGAGAACGTCGAGGTCGTCGACTAGACCGCTCCCGTCCGCGAGCGCCCGGGTCGTCCGGGGCTCGCGTGGGGAGCGATCAAGCTCCGGAGAAGAGCCGATGAAAACCTACAAGATTAACGCGACGCTCCTCGCCACGTTCGAGGTCGAAGCCGCGAGCCGTGAAGAGGCCGAGCGAATCCTCCGACCGATACTCGAGGGCGGAAAGGTCGTCGTAACCGAAGACGCCGACAACGAGGAGAAGGTCGAGGGGACCTGCGATGTCGAAGGTGAGCTCGAGTTCCTGTGAACCTTCCGCTGATCATAGGCCAGGCTCCCTCTCGTCGGTCGGACCCTCGCAAGCCGCTCTCCGGTAAATCCGGGGCGCGGCTCGCGACCCTTTGCGGCCTCGAGATGCCCGCGTTCCTGTCGGCGTTCGACCGCGTGAACCTGCTCGACTACTATCCTGGCAAAGCCGGGAAGGGCGACGACCTCCCGCGAATCGTCGCTCGACTTTGCGCTTGCAACTTAACGGGCCGACTTCGGCAACGCCGGACGGTCCTGCTCGGGTTAGGCGTGGCCCGGGCGTTCTACGTCCACCGGCGGCCACTGTTTGAATGGATGGACGAAATCGGCGACGGCGCGCTTGTTGCCGTCGCTCCTCACCCGTCGAGCGTTAGCCTTTGGTGGAACGACCCGAAGAACGTCGAGCGGGCTCGGACGTTTTGGCGGGAGCTCGCGCTAGAATCCCGGCGACCGTAGTCGCGATAGCCCTCATCATTACCGGGGGGACGGCTCGACCGAGCCGCTCCCATTGCTGCGCGTAGGTCCCGGTCAAGGCGAAGTCGTCGGGAAACGCGCAGATGCGCTTGAGCTCTGCGATGGCAAACTTCCGCTTCTCGGTCGGGTGAACGACGCACGCGATGCCGGAGTTCATCCCGCCGGCGGCCGTCACCGTCGGGCACGGCTCGGCGGCGTCGGCCCGCACGAGGCTGAAATACTTCTCGCTCGCCTGCCCTGGATTGAGCTTGTCGTATTCCCGGCCGATGGCCTGGCGCGAGATGTCGGTCTCGGTCTCGATCATGAATTGAGCGCGGTTCGTGTTGCGGCCGCCGTCCGCGAGAACCGACGAGAGCGGCTCCTCGAGGCTGTGCGGCTTTCCCTCTTCGCGCCGGCGCCGGTTGCCGCGATCGCCAGGGACTATCCGGACCTCGAACTGTCTCGGCGTTCGCTTCTTCGCGTCGCCGGCGACGACGGTCGGCGCGGGGCTCCCCGAGAGTACGCGGCCTTCGTTCCGCTGGTCGACCTCCGGTCCCTGGACGAGTTCGCCGCCGAGGTCCGGGAGCGCATCGCGCACGCTGTAGCGGTACGAGAGCGGCGTCGGGAACGCCGGCTTGAGGCCGAGGTCCTTCCGGACGCCGACGAAGATGATCCGCTGGCGGGCCTGGGGGACGCCGAGCCACTGCGCGTCGAGGAGCCGGGCCTCGACGTCGTAGCCCGAGCCGGCGATCTTCATCGCCGCGAGGATTTGGAGGAAGTAGCCCTTCGCCGAGCCCTTCACGAGGCCGGAGACGTTCTCGGCGACGAAGACCTTCGGCCGAAGACCGTCGACCATCCTGATGTACTCGAAGAACAGGTCATCGGTCCGCTGCTCCTTGTCAGAATACTTCTTCGTCTTTCCCCATCCGGCCTGCCGCTTGCCCGCCGTCGAGAACGAGGAGCAGGGGGGCGACCCGTCGAGGACGTCGAGCTCGCCTGGCTCGAGCCCGGTCGCCGCGAGGACCTCCGCCGGCGTGACCGCCCTGATGTCGCGGCCGTCGACGACGGTCCCGCGCGCGGCGTTAAGCTCGTAGACCTCGCGCGCCGCGTCGATGAACTCCGACGCCCACAAGACCTTGAAGCCCGCCATCCGGTAGCCGAGCGACGAGCCGCCGCAGCCGGCGAACGTCGAGATGACCTTGAGCCCGTTCGGCTTGATCTTGGCTATCTCGGCCATCGACGGGACGCGGTAGGGCGGCTTCTGGAGGTCCGGCACGTAGGGGTTCTCGTCTAGCTCGAGGAAGTGTTCCTTGATCGATGCCGCCCGGATTCCGTTCGCCATGATGACCGGGGACGGCTCGACGTCGAGATTGAAACGCCGGAGCGGCTCGTTCGTCGTCGGGCGCTCGTGGCGATCGCGCGTGACCCGGTCGCTCCGGTAGAAGTTCGGGTCACGGACGGACAGCCACAGGGTCACTTCTGTTTCTTCGACGCGGTCTTCGCCTTGGCCGGCTTGGCCTCCGGCTCGGCCGCCGGAGCCGACGAGCCCGACCACTTGTAGCCGCACTGCGGGCATTGATGGGCGGTCGGAATGTTCTCGTCGAACGTCGGAAACTGCGCCGGCGGTCCGGGCGTCGTCTCGAAGTTGACGAGCTGCGCCTCTCCGAAGCCGAGGAGTTGAATGTCGTACCCGGAGAGCTTGAGCTCCGAAATCTCCGCCTGGACGAGCGCGTTGTCCCAGGCCCCGAGGAGCGGGAGCTGGTTGTCGGCGATTCGCATAGCGCGCTTGTCCGCGTCGCTCATCCCGAACCGTTGTGTGACCGGGTACTCGCCCATCTTCGCCTCGTAGGCGGCGAGCAATCGGCCGTGGCCCTTGAGGATGACCCGGTCCTCGTCGACGACGATGTCTTGGTCGGGCCCGTACTTCTTGAAGATTTGCGCGAGGAGCGTGACCTGCGCCGGCGGGTGGGTCTTCGAGTTTCGCGGGTAGGGCCGGATCTTCTCGAGCGGCCAGCGTTCGCCGCGGACGATGCCCCATTGATCGGTCTTCGGCTTGGGCTTCGTCATCACTTCCTCTTCTTCGCGAGCTCGCGATATTTGTCGACGATGGCGGTCTTCGTCGAGATTCGCTCGGTCGTCGCCCGGGCCTGGCACTTGAGGAGACCCTCTTGGCCGAGCTCCCGCGCGATGGCCGCGAGCGACGTCGCCGAGACGCCCTCGCCGGCGAAGTAGAACTCCTCGGCCGCCGTTATCTCGGCCGCCGAGACCGGCGCGCGCCCCGCCTTGACGAGCGCGCCGAGGACCTTCGTCGCGAGCTCGTCGCCGCGTTTAACGACGAGCTTCCTGATGGCCGAAATCGCGGCGGTGTCGCCGACCTTCGGCTGAATAAGAAAGTGAATGACCTTGAGCCGGACGCCCGCCGCCTTGCAGACCCGGTCGATTTTAAGCGCGAGCGGGTCGCGGCCGCCGACCTGCGCCCGGTAAATGTCGAGAGCCGACATCGTGAGCCGGTTCTTGTTGTAGGAGACGAACGAGTCGGCCCGCTCGAGCTCGGTCTTCGCGTCGACGACGTCGACCGGAATCTTCTTGATGCCGAGCGTCGCGGCGGCAATCGCCGTGTGCTGGCCGTCGATGACGTGGAGCTTCCCGCCGACCCGAACGCAATCGGGGGTCTTCATCCGGCGCCACTTCCAGCCCTCGACCATCGTCGCGATGAGCGCCATCGACCGGCGATTGAGGTCGCGCTGGTAGACGTCGTCGATGAGGAGCTCGGTCGGGTCGACCCACACGCGCTCCGGCGGCTCGCCGAAGTCGGTCAACGAGGCGCGCTTCGCGCCGGGCGGCAACTCGACGGGCTTGACGGGTCGGAGGCTCATTGGTTCTTCCTCGGCCCCGCTTTGATAGTCTGACGCGGGCCCGGGGGCAACCGGCCTTCGTCTGCGATGCTCGCGCCGCGGTCGAGCGGCGCGTCGGACGCCATGCCGGTCAGCGGCCGCGACCGGAGCTCGAGGCAAACTTCCTTGACTATCTCGTGGCCGGTCAGCATCCGGGCGAGCATCGACTTGACGCGTGGGACCGGGAACGATTTGCCCGGCGCGTACTCGGCCGGGACCTGCCGGCGCTTCGCCACCCGCATGGTCTCCTCGTTCCACAGAAGCTCGAGAAGCCGCGAGCAGCAGAGGTCGTCGCGGATGGCGTCGCGGCGCTCGCGCGGCGGCTCCTCGACCGCGACCCCGTCGACGATGGCGAGGCGGTTGACGTGGCACCATCGGTAGGCGTTCGAGTCCCGCCACTTCTTGTCGACCGCGAGCCACACTTCCGGCAGGTAGAGCGAGAACGTCGACATCTGCCCGCGCAGGCGCTCGTCGAGCTTGTCCTTCGGGCCCTTGACCTCGACGCCGACCAGGTCGGAGACGCCGACGACCAGCATGTCGATTCGGCGGTCGCCGAGCGCGAGCTCATGAATGATCCGGACGTCGGCGCCGAACGCGGGCCCGAGGCCCACGGCGTCGACGACGACCCGGACGCGCCTGCTCGGACGGCGACGTGTTCGCCGGCGTTCCCTTCGCCGACCGTGGAAAGCTCATCACCATCGAAGGTTGACCCCGTCTGCCCCGACGTCGCGGAGCGAGCCGACGAGCGGAAGGCGCCCGAAGCATTCCTTCGCGACGACCTCGGCAAGCCGGGCGGCCGCCCGGTCCTTCGCGTTCCGCTTCGCCTGCCAGTAGTCGACGCCAGTCCAGCCCTCGCCCTCGGCGGGGCCGCCCTTCTCGAGGACGAATACCGAGAGCCCATAGACGCACCCGTGGCGAACGACGTAACAGCTCGCGACGCCCGCGAGCATGTGGCTGTCGATTCGTTCGATCCATGTGACGACCGGAGGGTCCTTCGGGCTCACTTCGGCCGCCTCCATTTTCCGCCGCCGACCCGGTCATAGCCGGCGCGCGCGAGCGTCTGCCTGATCTTCGCCTCGGGGTTCCGGTTGGTCGCGGCCATCGGCAGGCCGCGCGCGTAGCGATAGAGCTCGTCGAGCCCGACGTCGTCGGCGCGGTCGCCGAAGAACGCGTCGAGTGCCTCTCGCCAGGTCATGTCGATTTTTCCGCCCGACTTGTCGGTGGCAAAAAACGACACGAGGACCGAGCGCGGGACGCGCAGCGCGTCGAACCGGCCGGGGATTCCGCAGCCGGCGAGGACGTCGGCGTCGGCCATCCCGTAGGCGCAGAGGACCGTCGGACCGCCGGCGTTGCCCGCCGCGCGGTCGCCCGCGAGGTAGGTCTTCCGCGTCTTGACGACCGAGAACGCCTCACCGACCCGGAAGAACGTCCGCCCTTCCATCCACAAGAGGGCGGTCGCCCGCTCGAAGACCTGCCGGTGGAACGCCGCCGTGTCGGTCCGCGCGAAGATGATCGCTGTTCCTCGGCCGTGGTCGGCGAGCCGGCGGAGCCACGCCTCGACCGCGTCGTAGGGCGCGTTCAACCAGACGCGGTCGCGCTTCGGCCAAGCGCGAGAGAGCCCGTCGTCGACGATGGTGAAGGTCCGCGCCGCCGTTCGGTAGGGCTGCTCAATCGGCGCGCAGGGGTCGAGGTCGTAGGGCCCGGTCTTCTCGATGATCGTCGGGTCGACGAGCCACTCGACGGTGCCGGCGGCCGGCGACTGATGCCCGCCTATGCCCTTGCCACTCACGGGTCGAAGGCCGGAGCGTTTCCGCCCCGGCCCCTCGATCCGGGGTTACCAAGCCGGGGCCAATCCAGCGGGAAGAACCACTCGCCGGTCCCGAGTCGATAGCATTGCGAGCGCGCGACCTCAACGCTCATCGTCGCGATTCCAACCGCCGGGCGCGTCGTCGAACTCCGGCGCGGGAAGAGGGCGAAGCGGTCCGAGCTTTCGGGCGAGCTCCGGCGAGACCGCGTAGCGGCCGGCGCGAACCGGCGCGAGGCCGCGCGCGGCGTACTCGCCGAGAATGTCCTCGCTCCGGCGAAGCATCCCAAGATGAAGTCGCCACGAGGCGACGTGCGCGGCGTGCTGCTCGGCCGGGTCCGGACCGCCGAGCTGGCGGCTCAACTCCTGGAGACCGGCGAGGACCTTCGCGCGCTCGGCCTCGTTGATCGGCGGAGCGAACAGGCGCTTCGCCTTCAAGACCCGGTCGAACTTGAGCTTCTCCTCGTAGAGCTTCGAGACGTGCTTCTCGGCGACCGACCGGAGCCTTATCGACGACGGCGGGAAGTCCTTGTCGAGCGGAATCCGGTCGCCGGTCCTCGGGTGAACGTCGTACACCCGATTGTATTTGACGTCGTCGACGGCCGCGATGAGCGCGAAGAGCGGGACGCCCTCGAGATGCTTGAGGTAGACGGTCACGGTCTGCCCCGATTTTTTGTCGGCCCGGCCGATGCCGTAGGCGACGAACAAGTCGGCGAGCGCCTCGGCCGCCGCGTCGTGAGTTTCGCGATTGCGGCCGAGCGGCGCGAGCGCCGCGTCGATCGACGCCGAGCGCGACGCGAGCATCTGCCGCTCGACGACGGTCGGCATCCGGTCGATGAGCGCCTCGTGGCTCTCGATGATAAACCGGAAGCTGTCCGCGAGCCGCGCCGCCTCGACGTTCGGGAGCAAGCCCGGAAGGGTCGGCTCGTAGGTCGTTACCTGTCTGGTCAAGGTGTCCTCCTGTGTGCACCGCTCGCGATGTCGAACATCGAGAACTCTTCGTCGCCCTTCGCCGTCGGCGAGCTCGAGACGGGCGTCTCGCCCTCCCAACATTCCTTGTTCAACCAGACCTCCGGAGCCTTCGTGAACTCGGGCTTGATTCCCGAATGGGCGTAGCTCCGGACGGCCAACATGATTTTTACGAAGGAGACCGGCCGCTTCTTATGGTCGCCGACCTTCCGAATCTTCTCGAGCTTGAGCCGGACCTCCTTCTTCGAGGTCTTCCGACCTGGAGGGTACTTCGCCCAGAATAGCTCGAAAAAGTCATCCGGCCAGTCGTCGACGGGCGCGAGCCCGGAGTTCTTTGACGGTTCTAGCCTTGACGGTTCTAAGGTTACGGTTAGCACCGCAGGAGTGCGGTGTGGTTCGGCTTCGTTTGCGGTGTGGTCGAGGGCGAGTTGCGGCGTGGTCGGCCCGGACCTGGCCGCAGGTTGCGGTGTCGTTTTCGGAGCCTCGAGGTCGTCTTCCTCGTCGTTGATCGTCGGGGTCTCGGCCTTCATCTGGAGCTGGTAGAGGTACTTCCCGCCCTTCTTTCCGTTCTGCTCCGGGCGCTCGACCCGCGTCAAAAACCCGGCTTCCTCGAGCTCGTCGAGCCGACGCTGGAGCGTGTCTATGGATTGCTCGGTTTGCAGCGCGATGGACGATTGCGCCGGCCAGCAGAGGCCGTTCTTGCTCGCGTAGTTTGCGAGGCAGAGGAGGACGAGCTTCCGCCCCTGGCTTCCGGTCTTTCGTTTTAGGGCCCAGGCCCACGCCTCTACGCTCATGTTCGGTAACGCTCCATCGCCGCGATTCCTTGCCTCGTGAGCCGACCGTCGTCGTCGACCCATCCTCGATTCTTGAGCCCGTTGACCGTCGTCGGCGCGAACCAGTAGAGCGGCCCGCCCGCCTCGGTCTCGACCTTCCAGCCCATCCCGCGCGTCCGGACGAGGTACCCGCCGGTTAACCGAAGGCGGCGCATGCAACAGGCCATCGCCATCGTCGGGCGGACCGTCTGCTCGTCGCCGGTCAGCGGCCGGTCGTTCATCC